CCTCAGGCAGAACTTGTTGTCACCGTGCACGAGGTGCGAGAGCACCCAGACGATAGTCTGCGTGCGGCGGTTGAAGGCGCCCCATGCGTAGTCAATCTTCGACTTGTCGATGTCCCCATCAGTCTCGAAGAGTGCCTGAATCGGGCGGCTAGCGCGCGTGGGCTTGCCCGTGCCGTCCCAGATGTAGACGCCCGTGGTGCTGACCCAGGCCAAGTAACCGTTCGCGGTCACGACCTGCGCCTGCTGGGCTACGCCGTGGTCAGAGATCTTTTTAAGTACCCAATCCGAAACGCTAGAGCCGGTAACGACCCACAGCTCCTCGTCTTTGTGCACAACCAGCATCTCTTCGATCGCGTCGGAGTTGGCGCTCGTGAAGCTTATGATAGACAGCGAGGTGATCGGGCCGCCCGAAGGCACGGTAATGACGTTTGCTACAGGCCAGCTCTCGGGCTTGTTGGTGTCCGAAATGCAGATCGTGGAGTCGTAGGCCGTAACCAGGCGTCGTTTCCAGGTTGTAAGCGTCTTGTAGGTGCCCGAGGCTAGCTCGGAGTTATCAATCGTGTTGCCCGCGCCTGGCACGTTCTGCGCGGTCGAGATGTAACCACCTGTGTCAGCGTAGGAGGTCGTGCCGATGTCGACGATCGCGACAAGATCGCCGGCCGTGAAGGCGGTATCGCCCTGCGAGGTCACCGAGACGCTGGAGCGATAGATGTACCACTTGTCAAATCGGGTTGTGTCGACGTTGCTGACGCTAGCCCGGCTGACAGTTACCTGGTCGGTCGCCGTCGTGATGTTGATTTCCTTGAAGAGAGCGGCGTTACTAAGAGCCTGAGTGGACAGCTTGCGGAAAGCGATGGCGTAGCGGTAGTAACCAGTCGCAGCGAAGTTCGGGGCGGCCGCGTGGGCGGAAGCGGTGAGAGAAAGCGAGCCAGTAGGAGCAGGAACGCCATTCTTAGTGACCTTGGTCGCGCTGTAGACGCCGTAAAGCGACGCCATGCCGCCGCCCGCAAGCCAAAGCGCATTGGCGGCCGTGGTGTTGAACTGCGATGCGACGACCTGCTGCGTGTTGCTCGCGGCCAGGATATCGGTCGCAGCCGACGAGGTGTCGTCAGATAGGGCTGTGAAGCTTGGCGTGGTTAGGTCGACGGCCTGGAGCTTGCGATCGGCCGCACGTACCTGAGTCTTCGTTCCCGACGCGGTTACGTGCTGCCCAAAGCCTACGCTGCGTAGCCGAGTGTCGACCACGCTGTTGACTTTGCTGTGGCCATCTCGCTTACGGAAACCGCCTGTGAGCGTGTACTCCCAGTTCTTACCTCCCGTGGCCTGCGTTTCGAGGACGCGGAACGGCGAGTCTGAGAGGTTCAGCCCCCCGACGTTCTCAAAGTAGTCTTCGTGGTAGAAGTCCCCGACTTTGTAGGCCATGGTGCCCTTACGCGAGCGCGTAGTAGACGATGTACTCGGCGGAGGCGCCCGTCACGTCAGCGTAGATGCCGTTTCTGCACTCGATGCCCTGAGGGCCAAACCATTCGACTTCGCCCTTGGCGTTGGCCTTGAGCGAAGCCTTAGCGACGGCTGTACCGCTGGCGGCTGAGGCGTTGTCATACACAACGAGCGTAGAGTCGGCGGCGGCTGGATTCAGCTTAATGCCCATGAGGCGGCACGGGCCAGCGACGATCGCGGCGTCGGCGGACTTGAGGCCGCTGCTAGAGATTGCTTGAAACATCAGATACTCCTTCAGGGTTTAATGAGGTAGGCGCCCAGGATTAGCAGGGCGACGGCTACGCCGATGGCTAGCCAGGGGGCGCGGCGCGAGGGCTTCGACCCACGAGGCACCAACTTGATGACGTTGTCGGCTCCGGACTTGTCGAGCTGCGACTGACGAGCAGCGCACTCCTCTGGAGTCATGGGCAGGATCTTTCCTTCGACGAGCTTCCAGAAGTGCGGCGGGATCCCGCGCAGCTCCCAAAGGTCCGGATTGATGACAGCATTGGCCGCACCCTCAAACGCCTTCAGATCCAGGGGGTTCACTAGAACGCGGGCGTTGTTGTCGGTGAATACGACCACGATGGTCTTAGGCATCGACGGCCCCTTCAAACTCGGGCAGGGCTTTGAGTTTTGCGTAGGCAAGCGCCACGGGATTGGCCTCATCCATCGCAGCCACGGTGAACGGGTAGTCGTCGCCGCTCCACTCGTAGTGGGCCCATGTAGCAGGCTCTTTGCCTGCCTGGCGGGCCTCTTTGTCTTTATATAGGCCCAGACACACTTCCGCGCGTTGGGAAGCGGCGTCGAGCTTCACACTAAGCAGGCGCCAGTAGCTGCATACGAGGCCGGAGGGCTGTTCTTTGGAAAGGGACAGGGCCATGGGGGTCCTTAGCGGAGGGAGGTGAAGGTCTGCTTATGAAACCAGTAGTCGCAGAGGAAAGTGCGGGCAGTGGTGCCGGCTGACTTAGTGATGCACATCACGATGCCGAGCTGGCGGCCTGCGCCGGAGGGTATGTTGGTAGTAATGGTGCCGAGGGAAACGTCGTCGGCGTAGAAGGTCACGCTCGAGGCAGCGGCGTTGATCACAGCCTTCAAGCGTACCCAAGCGCCAGCGATTGCCGACTGTGCTGTGACTGTTTTGGTGCGAGAGCTGTTTGAAGAGGTCTTGATGGACCAGAAGTCACCGTCGGCCAAACGGTTGTACTCGAAATAAACTCCGTCAGTGAAGTCCGAGCCCGTGGAGATGTCTCCAAGCCCCACGCGAACGATATACTCCTCAGACACAGTGGAAAGCGTGGGCAGTTGAACCACGGTTTCGTAGGTGAACTGACCGCCGCCGAGCAGATAGTAGGTTGCGGTCTGAGAGCGTGCCGCGCTACCCGTCGTGTCCGTGCCTGTGGTCAGCGACAGGATGCCAGGGTGGTTCGCTTCGCCGACCGCGATGGCGGCGCCTGCGCCAGTGCCCGACGCCGTAGAAGACCATGTGCCGCGACCTCCGCTGCTGCCGCTGTCCCACTCTTCGAAGAACCAGGTGCCGCGTCTCGGGTCAAAGGCGTCGTGGAAATTCTGAATCGTGTTCGCCGAGCAGTCGATGGTCGTGCCGCTAAGAGATGTAGCGGTAATCGCGCCTGTGACCAGGGCGCCTGCGTTGCTGACCGAGGCGACCACAGTGCCAGAGCTATTCTTCCACTCCTGCAGCTTCGAGGTCTGAGTGGAGTGCCCCTGGACGATCAGGACTTCGTCATCCGAGTCACCCACGATGTGCACTTGCGCCGTAGGCGAGACCGCGGCCCCAATGCCGACGTTTCCGCCCGCCTCGATGTTAATCCGAGTCGTGTTGTCAGTACGGACCAACACGGGGTCCGAGGTGTACGTGCCAAAGATGTAGTTTCCAGAGCCATCGATCAGGTGGTAGCCCTCGACGACGTTGTTTTTGAACACCATCGCGTGTTGAGAGCTATCGTTGTAGCTCATCAGGATCTTCGGGCCCGAGATGCTGCCCACGCCGCCCGTGCCCACGTGCAAGGGGGCCGCGATGGTCGTGGAGCCGGTGTTGATCCCCATGTAGGCGCTGGAGGGGTGGAACTTGACGGTGTTGTTGAGGTCCGCTGCGATGTCTACGCCGCCATCCGTCTGCAGAGTCAGCGCCGTGGTGTTGTTCGGCTTCAGGTAGATCGGGCTGGCAGTGATCGTGCCCCAGACACAGTCTGTGCTCTGCGCGAGGAAGAACATCTGCATGCCGGTGTTGCGCACCGTCAGGCAGCCGTTACTTGAGGAGTTGGTGCCGACGACCATCTGGCTGGAAACCAGTGACGTGGAGGCCGTGCCTACATGGGCAGTCGGAGCCGAAAGAAGCCCCGTATCGCTCACCGTGACAAGCGAGTCCTGTACCGTGTCGCCTCCGGTACCGTCCCAGCGCGCGATGGCGTTGTCCGTGGAGCTAACAGGGCCGGTAACGTCGCCAGATCCGCCACCGCCCGAGGCCGCCACCCACTCGACGTCGTAGTCAGTGTTACTGGCCTTGGCGAGCACTTGTCCAGTCGTGCCGCCCGCGGGAATGCCTTCAACCGAGATGGGGCAGAGAAGCTCGAACGTCGGGTTATCCGGGATCGGAGGGTAGCCGGAGTAACCGCTCCACTCCGTCTCGTTCTGGTCCTCGATGGCGACGTAGACGTTGCCCTCGTACTTAACCAGGTCGCCAGGCACGTAAAAGGTAGTGTCGCTCCAGTCGTCCTGGTACGTCATCCCCTGGGCGGAGATCTCGAGGTAGTTTAGGTTCTGCCCGATGGTGACGTGGCTACCGGCGACGAGTTTGCGGAATTCAAGCTGCTTGTTAGTCGTGCGCGCGTAGACTTCCGGCATGTCGGCCGGGCCGACGTTCGTGGCGCTCGTGATCGGCACCGCAAAGTCGATGGAGTCGGCAGTCGCGTTGCCCGTGATCGTCACGGACCCGTCGCCGGACGTCAGCGTCAAGGTATCCGTAGGCGAGTCGGCCGCCGGGCTCGTGCCCGCGTCTGGCTGGATGGTGCTGAAGCTGTTAGCAGCGCCCGAGGAGGTAACGAGCGTGCCGGACTCGGCAGGAAGGGTGATGACCACGTCGCCCGAGCTGGATCCCGCACGGATGGTGACTGTGGACTCCGTTTGCAGCGGCGTGGCGTCGACTTTGACCTGCTTGGTGCGGTCGATCTCGTCGCAGATGGCGAACTGATCGTCCCGGATGACTCCGGTGCGCTCGAACTGGTCTTTGTCTTTGATCGGCGTCTCGACGATGCGACCGCCGTCCTTAGTGATCGGCATTAACCGTTCTCGGGGTTGAAGGGCCTGACGTAGGTGGGGTACTTGGAGCGAACGGCAACGGCGTCTTTGAACGCCTTGTAGAGGCCGGTAAGGCTCTCTTCCGCGTTCTTGTGCACGTTCACGCCGTTGACGAGCGTCTCCTTGAGCTTCGCCTTGTAGACGGCGTACATCTCAATGAGCTGCTTGAAGAGGGGGGAGACCTGCGCGGTCATCGAGTCTCCCCCGTAGATCAAAGTGTCCGGGAACTGCACATACTCGACCTTGAGACCCGAGGCCTCGCTCGAGTTGGGCGTGGGCCGGAGGACCAGGCTGTTGCCCCGGAAGTAGTAGCAAGGACGATAGGACTCGCTGCTCGGGCCCCCTTGGGTGCTGTACGACTCGTCCGTCACGTTACGGAACGGAAGGACTTCGTAGCCGTTCGAGACCTTCTTCCAGACGGTACGTACCTGGAAGCAGTCGGACGGCAGGGCCACGGTCTCCGAGTTGGCGGTGATATTCAGGTCCGCCGTCGTCGTGAAGTAGCCCTCGTTAATCTGCAGTACCTCCATGAAGTACACGCGGATCGCCTCGTTGATGTACTCCGTCAGCTCGTCGTCCTTCCAGAAGCTGTTCTGGGGATCGGGCTGGTTGAGAATCCGCCTGATGTGGGTCAGGAGGTTTTGCAGGCTGGGGGACGTGAGCGTGGCCATTACACTCCCTTAATTTGTTTCTGGAGCTGCTTGAGGCGCTCGACCTTGGCCTCTTCGGCGTCTTGGCCGGCCTTCTGGTACTTAGCGAGCAGCTCGAATGCTTCGACTTCACCAGGGCTGGCGAAGACGAGTGGGTCGGCCTTGATGTTGGCCTTCTCGAGGTCCTGGCGCAGCGACACCTCGACGTTCTTGATGCGCTCGCGCAAGCGCTGGCAGAATGCTTCCACGCCCTGCTTGGTCTTCTCGGCCAAGATCGTCTTGCCCTCTTCGCTGGAGGCGAAGCTCGGGTCCGCGAACTCTTCCGGAAGGGCGACGATGCCCAGGTAGAAGCGCTCGGTGGCAATCCAGTGCGAGATGCGGTCGTCGAGGACCTTCATCTGCTTCGGCTTAAACTCGAAGTAGTTGCCGAAGGCTTTGACCTGGTGAGTTTCGTTCGTGGCGTTGTACAGCATTCCCATTTGTGAGCCTCCTTAAGGCTTGTGCTCAGTTAGAGCGACCCCAGTAGTTAGCGATTTGGGCGGGGTTCATGCCCGAAAGTAGGAGCGCGCGGAACTCAGCGATCTCGCGCTTGTGTTGCTTGATCATGTAGCGCTGGCGCTCGTCGGCGTCGGCCAGGACCTTTTCCTGGTGCTGGGCCGCGCGGTAGTCCATCTCGGCGTTCACGCGCTGCATGTAGGTAGCGTCGTCCTCGTGCGGCCTACGCGGCACGTGGCGGAAGATGTCGCTCATCCAGAGGCGGAACATCACGCGCTGATCGAGGGTCGCGACGTCCATGATCCAGGTCTCGAGAGGCTTGTGCGCATATTGCAGCGTAAAGAAGTCCTGGCCCTGGAAATGCCCTTGGTGCACCCACGACTTCTTTGCGGGCCGTCTATGCACCTCCCAGCAGCCCATTCCGCGGCGCTTGGTCGGGTTCCAGGTGACATAGAGCTGAGCATCGTACGCCCAGAGCAAGCGCTCAAACGCGCTCCGGTTCATATCAAGTACGCTGCCTACGACCGTCCTGCCGGTCGGCCCAATCTCGATCCTCATTCGCTGTCTCTGTTGCTGTCGGTATGCTTGCGGGCTGCGTAGATCGCGCCCAGAGCGCCCACTGCAGCGGCGAAGTCCGTGCCGCCGAAGGCGCCAAATTGAAACTCGCCCGCGACCATGTTGCTCGTCATCAGCTTGGCGAGGCACGCAGCGAAGCCCACGACGAACATCGTCAGGGTCGCGCTTGGCTCCTTGGTCTTCGGGTCTTTAATCCACATAGAAAGAGGTGCAGCCAGATGACCCCCTGGCTGCCCGGGGTTAACTAACTAGGAACTAGAGATCAGCTGACGCCCGACGGCTCGCCCAGGGAGACGATCTTGCCGTGCGTGTTGCGGCGGCAAGCGCCGAAGTTCATGTAGTGGCGCCAGTAGGCTTCGAACTTGTCGGTACCGGCGACGCGCAGGAACTTGTCCGAACCCTCGAGGCCACCCATCTCAAGCGGGGCGACTTCGAACTTGCGGATGTCCGACTTCTTGATCGCGTACACGACCGAAGACTGGCAATCCGGGTCCAACCACAGCTCCATGCCGTTGAACGAGAGCTTCTGGAAGCCCGCGTCCATCTTCTGGTCCGTGTAGCGCTTCTGGGGCGCGACGATGTCGAGGTACTTGCGCCTCTGCTTCGGGTGCATGATCAGCGTGTCGACCATCTCGCCCGAGAGAACCTGCACGTCGTCGCACAGGCGCTGCAGTAGGTCGCTAGTGAGCGACGCGCCCGAGGCGTCAATGCGGCGCCCGCGCCAGATGCGGTTGGCCGAAGCGTCGATGTTTTGAAACGTGGTCAGGTCGGTGCCGTCGTCGACGATGCCGCGCAAGCCCATCGCTTCCTTGCCGTCCGACGCAGCGCTGTCGCGCACGTTTTCCTTCACGAGCTGGCTGGTGGCCGTGAGGGCCGCGCCGAGCGAGGTCGCGAGGTAGACGACGTTGTTGACCTTGTCCACGTCGTTCACGCGGATCGAGTCAACCGTCTTCGTGGTGCTCTGGAAGATGTCGATCACCATGTTGCGGCGCAGGTACTGAGCCGAGTCAACGGTGAAGGACGTCAGGTTCGACGCAACCGCGCCCGTGGGGGACGCGAGCAGGCCGGTGCCGAGGCCGAAGAACTGACGGTTCTCGTCCTTGAGCAGGCGCTCCTTGGCCATGTCGAGGGCGTCCGTGAGGGCCGTGACGAAAGCCTCATCTTCGCTGTCCGCAGCCTTGGCCGCGAGACCCGAGATGTCGATCGGCGCCACGAGAACCTTGGGGCTCACTTTCCATTGAGCGTAGTTCTCGTTGTCGATCGTGCGGAACGACTCGGTTTCATTGATCGCGCCAACTGACTCGTTGCCGTAGTCGTTGATCGCGCCGTAGAAGCCGTCGCCGCCGGCGTTAAACTTCTCAAGCGACTTGCCGATCTCGTCGATCGCGCGGTGCTTGAGGTTCTGTTGAGCTTTTGCTTTCTCGTCGTATACGCGCTTAAGGGCGCCGGCGAGAGTAGTAAGATTAGCCATGTGGTCCTTCTAAGGACACGCGGAGGCGATTAGGTGTTGCTGCCTTCGCGTGCGTACTTGAGGGTCCTTTTCACCATCCATTGCCGAAGCTCAGCGGGGTCGGTCGGGATCTCTTCCTTAGCGGCCGGAACTGGCTTTCCCTTGGGGGACGTGGGCGCCGAAGCGTCCTTCTTCTTGTCCACCACATAGCCCTCGCGCTCCGTGCGCTTGAGGCTATCGAGGTACTTGCTCATGTTCGAATGCACCTGCTGGAACAACTGAGGTAGGTCGTTGATCCCGATGTTCGGGTCAGCGCTCGCCATATCCTTGATTGCAGCCTGGTACATTCCGCGCAGCTCTTGCGGAACCTTGTTCTCGCTGTAGAGCTGCTCCAGCTTCGAAGTCGCCTGCGTGCGAATGGTCTGCGCTTCCATCTGCGCTTTCCACTGCTTCAAGCCCTCCAGCTCACTGAGGCTGGAGTTCAACTTCGCGAAGCGATCGCCAAACTCCGGGTCAATCTGCTTCAGGCGCTCGACAAGAGCATCCTTTTCAGACTGGGAACCCGGACCGCGCTTTTCCAGCGCATCAAGCTTGGCCTGCATCTGCCGGTACGCCTGCTCAAGCTGCTTGGCCTGAGTCGCGTACTGGTTCTTCTGCTCGACCAGTTCCTTGAAGCGCGGGTGCTCGTGAAAAGGGGTGTTGGGACCCTCGTTAGGTTGTGCTTCGGCCTGTGGGGCCTCAGCGTTCGAGGTTTCCTGAACAGCCGGCTGAGGTTCGGACGAAACCTCACTACTTGCGTCCGTATTGGGCTGCTCCAAATCAATTTCAGACATTATGGCCTCCGGTTAACGCCCATTTCCCCGGGCGAAGGGGCTGCCGTGGCCAGGCAGGATGATTGAGGGTGCGGGAGGGGTCACGATCATCTGGTCCGTGGTCCCCTGCGGGCCGGCCCCCAGCGAGGGCCGTGATTTACGCTGGGTGAGTCTTTGTGCGAGTTCTTGAATCTGAGGCCGAATAGCGGCGTCGTAGTTCAGGACGGCGCGATTGGCGTAGTCGATGGCGTAGTTGTTGACGTCGAGTAGGCAGACCGACTTGTAGTGCTTACAGGTCATGCTGTAGTCGACGAAGAACTTGTGCCCGAGAGCGTTGACCTTGCGGCAGAAGCCCAGGTCCTCGCCCTCTTCGATCTTGCGGCTCTCGCCGTCGAACGTGAATTCGAAGTAAGGCTTCTTGAGTTGGTTGATCAGCTCGCGCTTGATAAAGAGGCAGCCTGTGGCCAGGCCGTCCACGTATGCGGTGCCGCTGTAGGGCACCTTGGACGGACATAGTCCTTTGCCGTTGCTTCCGTCGAAGACGGCCATCACGACCTGGGGCTTGGAGCCTTCCTCGGGGCAAATGAAGATGGGGTACGGGGCCCCAGCCACCTGCCACTTGTCCCAGTGCTCAGTGACGAGGTCGAGCACCGTATCGCACGGGGCGATATCGCTATCGAGGAACCACAGGGCCTCTGCGTCACTCGCCAGGAATTCCTCCACGAGCGCATTACGTGCGTAGTCGTGGAACATGCGGCGGACACAATCCTTGGGGTAGACCAGCTCTACGCGGTCAGCGTAGGCGGCCTGCAGCTTGCGCATCACGGACACCTGGGCGTCGGAGACGTTACCCATGGTCGGAATTGCGACGAAAACCTTGCGCTTCATCCGCGGCTCCCCTGGCCGAGGCTCGCAGGCGTGAGCGCGTCGCCCGCCATCGCATTCTTAAGCTCCTTCGTCGGGCCTTTGCCGACGGGCTGGAGCTTCTGCGGGGCGGCGGGGTTCGCGTCTGGGGCGGCCGGCATGCCCATCGCCTGGGCCTGCAGCATCTTCGCCTCCATCGCCATCTGCTCCATCTGCTCGTGCTCTTGCAGGTGCGCCATGTATGCCTGCTGTACGGCCGGGTCCGCGGCCATCCAGGACGGCTCCTTCATACGCTTGCGGTGCACTTCCACGTGGATCGCGTGCACGTCGCAGTCGAGAACGATGGGCTTGTTGTCGGGAGAGTGAGCGACGTTATCGAGCAGGTCGTTCTCCCACTCGGCGCGCTTCTTGTCAGGGTTGATGTCGTCGTCAAAGCCCGCAATGCCCATCTGCTCGAGGAACTCGATGCGATTGGCGGGTTGATCCAGCGCCAGCACGCCCAGGCTCGCAGCCTCAACGAGGCGCCCCTGCTTGGCGGCTTGCAGCTTCGGCACGTTAGAGCCTGCCTCGACAACCACGTTGCAGTTGTCGTGGAGGTCTGCGCCGATGAACTTGTCGATCGACTCTTCGGACAGCTCCGTGTTCTTGGCCTTAAGCATCGCGATGAACGCGGGCCGCGGCTCCTTGTACTTGCGGGAGACGAGACGCAGCTGCTTCTTCTGGTCGCTCTCGACGAAACCCTTCCAGCGGTCGAGCGTCGGGAACAGCTTGCCGGTGCCCACTTCATAGAGCAGCTCAAGCGCGCTGTGCGCGGTCACGCCCGGGGGCCGATCGCCCTTCAGGATGTCGATGGCGCCTGAGATCTCCTTGAGGGCTTCCCGGCGCATCTCACGCTCTTGGAAGACGCTCGAGTCGACGCCGATGCCGGGGATGATCTCCGGCTTGGGCCCGCCCATGTCGCGGTAGTGAATTTCTTGACCCGGGCGGCCGGTCCATTGGCCGGGCGCGATGCCCACGCCCATGGGCACGAGCTTCTGCGGCACGGCCATGGTCTTGCGCGTGAGCACAATCACCGAGTCGATGCTGTTGATGAGCTTGTTCTGCTCGACGGCGTCGTCAAGCGCAGTCTTGCCCCAGAAGCGGCCAGGCACCAGCTCCCAGCGGCACTCCGAGTACGGGTGCCAGTCGCCAAGCTCCGGGCCCTCATAGGGCGAGTCGTGCGCGTACAGGCACACGCCGCTTGCGACGACGATCATGCGCCCCTTGGGGTGCTTGCGGCTCGGAGCCTCGTACAGCTCCTTCACTACGCAGGCGTTCTCGACCATCTGGTCAGTCCCGCCGCCAGCAGCCTGCCCGTTGGCATTGCGCACGCCCGAGCTATTCTTCAGCTCGTGGAAACGGCGCATGGTGCCTGAGAGCTGCTTCTCCGGCTTCACCTCGGAGACGAGGCCCGTGTAGCCTTCCTCCTGCCGGTCGAACATTTCCTGCACCCAAGATAGAGGCTGGATGGAGTACTCCATGATCCAGCGGCAGTTGTGGATGTCGGTGGCGAGAGGGTCGATCGAGATGCGATGGGGCTCGATGACGCAGGTATTGACGTCGCCCAGGGGCAGTTCGTCGAACAGCGGCTCGCCCGTCTCAGGGTCGGTTGCCTGCACGTCCTTCATGCCGCCTGTCATCGGGTCCGGCATCTGCACCATGCGCGGCACGCGCGCCTTCATCAGCGCCGTCGTGTCCCAGTAGGACTTCTTGAAGACCGTGCCGTAAGTGACGAGCGCGGCAGCGGCGTACTCGTAGTTCGAAGCTTCCTTGAGACGCTCCCAGTTAGCTTCCAGGATCAGGTCGCCAATCTTGGCGCTCTGCTTGTCCCGGTAGGAACGGGTATTGGGGGACACCTTGGAGCGCGGCTTATTCTTGATCAGGTACGCCTTGAGCGTCTGATAGGTGTCGAAGACGTAGTTCGTGGTGGGGCGCGGGATGTACTCGTTCTCCGCGCTCACTTCCATGCGGCGCCACTGGCCGCCCGACTTGCCGTTACCGTCGTAGACGATCCAGTGCTTGCCATCCAGGAACAGATGGTTGCGCTCCCAGCTCCAAGCGAGCTGCTGCTTCGGGCCAGAGTCGGCCTGGTAGAACGCCTCAATGCGCGCAGCGAGTTCCTCGGTCTGCGAGTTGTCGAGCTTGGAAATGTCGAGTTGGTCGTTGGATGCCACTAGAAGTTCCCGGTAAGAATGCGGTCACGCTCGAGGGTGAGCGCTTCCCACTCGCGCATCTGCGCGCTGGTGGGCTCGAGGGGCTCCTGCCGCCCGGACATCACCGCGTCTGCCTCGATGGCGATCAGCGGGATGTCGCGGGACTTGGCAGGGGAGAGCAGGTTGCGCAGAAGATCGACCTGAGAGGTGAGGTCCTTGATGCGTGCGTCTTTCTCTGCGCAGACCTTGCAGCGAAACATGCGATTAGCGGCCGAAGACGATCGCGGTGCCGTAAACGGTGGCGGCCGGGTCAGCGAAGGCGAGGGTCACAACGTTGCCAGAGAACGTCGGGGCAGCCGAGTGAGCGATCTTGCCATCGATGATGACGTGGAAGGCTTCTTGGAGGGCGCTGGCCGTGATCGTGCCGGAGGTGTCGCCAGAGGCGGCGCTCCAAGTAACGATTTGGCACTTAACAGGGCCGAGAGAGAAACTGCGGGGTTCTTTAGTGGAGGCAGAGGCGGCGAAAGCCATGAGGGGTTCCTTTCTTGCTGTTTTGGAGGTCCAGCTTGAGACCTTTGGGGAGGGGTATGCGCCCAGAGCGGGGCCCCAGGCGCATCTTCGGGTAAAACCGGGGAGGGGTGCGGGCTGCTAGCGTGCCCGTGAGAGGGGTGGCCCGTGGGAGGGCTAATCCAAGAAGCGCCCGAAGGCGCCCTACATATTAATAGTCAGAATATTCCCGTTTTATGCCCCGAACGGATCGGACGAGCGTTTCGGCGTCTTGAGGGCGCGGATATCCTTGTACAAGGCTTCCTGAAGCGTGCCGCGCTTGATGTCCTTCATCGGGTCTTCGGCGTACCGGGTGGGATCGGGCTGCGAAATGACGAGGTAGCGGAGGGCGTCGACGGCGTGGTCCTCAAACTTGTACGGTTCTTCCTTCTCGTTGGAGGTGCCGACCTGGTTGTGGCGCAATTCCTTGTACCGGTACTTGCTCATCTCCTCGATGAGGTTCGCGCAGGTGTCGAAGACGTAGATCCGGGGGCGTTTCGTGCGCTCGTTGACCTTCAGGTACGACTTCACGCGGTCGATGCCTGAGGTGACGTCGTTGTTGGCGGGCGAGAGCGGGAAATTGTCGGGCAGGTACTGCAGGTAGAGGTCCCAGTCGCTGCACTTCGCCCCGTTCCGCTCGTTCCGGGCTGCCCGGGTCGACGGGTCGATGAAGGCGCGGTCGATGCGCTCGCCTTTCATCATCTCGAGCACGCCCGGGAGCTTCTTCTGCTTGTGGCCGTTGACGATTTCCTCGATCAGCCACTCGGATTGGTAGAATTCACGGTAGATGTACACGTTGCCGTCGCCGTCCACCGCGCCCCAAACCCAGGCAGCAGGGTTTCGGTAGCCGTGGTCGATGCCCACCAGGCGCGTCCAGGTCTCGGGGATGGGGAAGGGCTTGATGACGTGCACGTCGCGGCGGAATTCAGGGTACACGGCGCCCTCGAAGGCGTCGAAGGAGCCCATGATCTCGCGCTGGATGCGGTCCTGGCTGTAGGTGGACAGCATCGACTCGACGTAGCCCTCGGGGAGGTGCAGGTTTTCGGTCGAGGGGGCTAGGATGAGGCGGAATTGCTTCTTCGCCTCCGGCGTCTTCATGAAGTCCTGCTTCACGAAGTACTGGTAGACCCAGTTGTGCCCGGCCGGGTTGCCTACGATGAGTCCCTTGCGCAGGCCGCGCGGGTTACGCAGGCGGTTCATGAGGAGCAGGAAGGACTCCTCGCTGACCTGGGAGGCTTCATCGATGCCAAAGCCGCTCAGGTTGAGCGAGCGGAGCTTGTCAGGCTCATCCAGGCCCACGAAGTAGAAGATGGCAGGCTTCCCGGTTACACTGCGCACGTGTACTTCCGAGAGCGCCACCTTGTGGTCGACGATCAGCTCGGGCGGGCACACCTCCAAGAAGGTCTTGTAGGTCGTGCGCTTCAGCTCGGGCATGAACTGGCGGGCTATTACATACTCGCCCCCGTGCATAATACCCTGCACTAGCATTGTAATACACAGGATGAGGGACTTCCCCGAACCCACGCCCCCGAAGTACGCGATGTACTTGGGGTCGCCAGGCAGCAGGGACTGGTCCATGAATTCTTTTTGCTTGGGGAGCGGGCCCCGAGGCACGCCAGGGCGCCCCGGTTCCGGGAAGCAGTTGTTTAGATCGATTTGCATAGGGTGGGAGCGCCACCCAGCAGGGTGCTAGGCGGCTTTGGTGAAACGGACGGACTGTCGGTTGCGGTAGTTGCGCCAGGTGCGATCAACGGTCTGGTGGCCCATCCACGCGCTGATGTCCGAATACGGGTGGCCCCGCTTCAGCATTAGGTCTTCGAAGCCCTTACGGCCCCCGTAGAGGTGGACCTTGGGTCCGAAGCGGTCGTGGATGGTTTTTAGGAGTGGGCGCTTGATTGGCCCGTTGAGTACTAGGTCGAGCCCGGCTTTCTGTTCCGGGTAGATGCAGGGAATGAACTTGTAGCGGTCTTTACGGGGCAGGTTCACTAGCTTGGGCTGGTACACGCGGAGTACTGGCACCTGTAGCTCGTTGTCCTGCAGGATCTCGGCGCTCCTAGCGTTGTCGGCCTCCTCGGGCCGCAAGCCGAACCACACGGTCAGGTAGAGCCAATTGAATTGCGCGGGCTGCAGGCTGCCCCTTTCGGCCTCCAGGACCTTCGGGGTCAGCGGGGCAGAGGCCATGCCCTCCTCGTTTTTGTCGAAGTAGCGGTCCGCGATGCGGTTTTTCTCGCGGCCTCGGGGGGCTTTAAGGGGCTCGAAGTAGCGCTGCTGCTTGCGCGCTTGGAATTTGCCCCACAGGTTGAGGATGCGGAGCATCTTCTGGGCGTAGGAGGGGCTAATCTGGTGTTTGGCGAAGTAGTCGTAGAAGCGTTCGGGCTGGGCGCCCCATTCGGCGGGGTCCAGACGCAGGTGATTGAGGCACTTTTTGACGGCCCGCCAATGCGACTCGAGCTTCTTGCGGCGGGTGGCGTCCTTGGTGTCAAAGACCTCACGCCCAAAGAGCACCTGCTGCTCGAATTCTGCTGTCTCCGTGGGAGGTAGGTAGGCCGAAAGGACCAGCTCTTCCTCGTCTAGGCGCGCCTGGATGACGCTCCGGCGCTGCTCGAGGCGGGTAAGCTCGCCCTGGGCGTTGAGCTTCTTGGCGTGGGCCTTGGCCTCGTCCCAGGTCATGCGGGGGTGGAAGCCCAGGCGGCCCCACTCGTCCCGGGGGATGTCGCGGTTGACGCGCTTTCCGCCCTTGTAGGACTCGATCTTCAGCTTCCAGCCAATGCCATAGTCGGTCTTCGGAACACGGTAGCCCATCGCAAGTCTCCTTTCGGCGGACTCGCGACGCAGCTAGAGCGCGGCAGCACCTGCCACACCCGAAAACCACACCTGATTATGGGCTAAATACCCGAAATCATTAAAAAGATGGTGGAGCCGGTGGGAGTCCGACCCGCACCCTACACGATAACTATGTAAATTTCAAAGAGCGGATCAAACGCGGCGGAAGACGCGGAGATGCCCCACGGCGAATTGTTGGTCGAAGTAGTGGTCGACGACCCGCGAGTTCCACAGAGCGCGGTTAACGTCCTCTAGGCCCTTGAACCCACCGGGGAGCAGGTCAGCAGGCAGCTCGAGGTCGTTGCCCGCGTCGTCTAGGACCAGGTAGCCGCCGGGGCGCACGAGCAGCCCGTAGGACTCCAGGTCGTCCAGGGCCACTTCGTAGTCGTGGCATCCATCGACGTAGATCAGGTCGAAGGGGCCCATTTCCTCCGCTCTCGCCTGGATGCGAGGGTCGAAGCTTTGGCCACACAGAAGGGTGGGGGACTTGAGGTTAAAGCGGCGGTGCAACTCCGCCATGCGAGCCACGTAGTCGATGTCCGGGTGAGTGGCGTACTTGTCGCCCTCGGAGCTGAGGGGAGTGATGCCGTAGATGTGCGCCTGCTTCCCGCATTCGCGGGCGGCAAGCTGCATGAGCGACAGGGTTTGCCCCTGGAACACGCCGATCTCGAGGAACTTGAAGCCCGGGGGCAGCTCTCGCGCCAAGCAGTGCCACACCCAGTGGAAGGGGCGGTCCCCATAGCCGTAGCCACCGGCTTCGACGAAGTCGCGGTGCTCCTTGAGGTAAGGCGTGGCTTGCACCTGGGCCAGGCAGTGGTCCCACATGGCCCTATGGGCCTCGGGGCTGTCTTCGTAGCGGGAGATCAGGTCCTGAAGGCTCATGTAATAGAGTGTAATACACTACGCAGGGCGCGGTCAAGCAGCCTGATGTGCGTAGGGCACAGGCACTCGCGGATCGTCATGCCCTTCAGGGCTTGCTGGGGCGTAGTGACCAGCTTCTCTAATTCGTCATTAGACAGCCCCAGTGCCTCTATACGCGACAGAACCGAGGGGAGTAGGGCCTGGTACTGCGCAAGGCGCTTTCGCCTGTTCCAGACCATTTGTGGCGTAGGGCGGGCTGCGTTCTTACGGACGGGAGGGTAGTGGCGAGGCATGATACACGGGGGATTGGATTTTTCGGTAGTCCCCGGGTCGCTCCGCCAGGAGCGCTAAACTTCCCCGCTCCCCAGTGACTACCTCGTTGGCTCGCTTGCTGCTTCTCTGCGTCCTGCGCTTCGCCAACTTGTTTTATTACTTAATAGAAGAAACATTCCCGTTTTAGTGCTATACGACTGTATTCACAGTGGAAGAAAATGTATTACAGGCTATTAGTTAAGACGCTTAATAATTAGCCTAAAACACCCAAAAATTTTTATACTGGGTCCCATACTACCACTTTCACTCACGCCAAATTTCTCCACCCCCCACCCCCGTACCCCCCAGCCCACACAGTTACAGCAGTGACACGCCAGGGCACGAGCAGCACGCAGCAGAGAGTATGAGAGGGGAAGCATACAACACACCTAGCCCTTAACCTAACCCCACCCACCTGATCCTATCCCAGCCTAGCCCTACCCACGCCTAGCTTTACCCTGTTGCTACTAGTGCGATCGCTGCTTTCAATAGGACGCTCTCACCACGTCAGCAACCTGCCCGCGCCTTTATATCACTGCTGAGCGCTCAGTGACGTAAAGCGCACTGCCATTCCCTGTCACTCGTATAACTCTTACACAGTGTAATACAGTGTACTGAAGTATATTGCAGTATAGCTCGGCACGCGCGGTGCATTACTTAGTGGCATGACGATCACGGTGCGAGACACGAAGATTAACCTGCAAGCGATCAAGGCGCTCGAAGCGCTGGGCTACACGGTCCGCATCGTAATCCGGAACTAAGGAGTCGATATGAAGAAGGTTAAAGCGATCCGAGTCACGAGCGACAACCTGGAAAACTGCCTGATCTCTGAGGCCGACTACAAAGAGCTGCGCCTGGAAATGAGCACGGGCGACTTCCATACGCACAAGGCGGAGGAAGTAATGGCGGACCCTGAAGAGCTGGTCTCGCTCTATGAGGAGCAGGAGTGAACATGAACGGCGTGGAACTGAATCTGTTGTTTAGCGTTGGCTTTATGCAGGCGTACTGCCTCGCGTGCCTGGCGGTCTTGGGCCTGGCCTACATCTGGGAGTGAATATGAAACAGAAAGCACAGCGACTGACGGCGAAAGAGATCAAAGCCGGGGCCCACGAGTACGGGCTTCAGGTGGAATGGGAAGACGACTACGACGCCGATACCTCCTGGATGGACGCCGAACAGCTTGAAGCGTTTGAAGAAGGTAGCTTGATCCCCTATGTCTGCCGCGTCTTCAACGCGGACAGGAGCATGGTTGCGGCGAGCCTGGGAGGGATCTTTCTGGATAACTCGAGCGCCAGCGACAAGTACCGGGAAGAGGTAGAGCTGGAGTTGCTTGAAGAGGCTCTGGGCGAGCTAATGAATGGCAGGGTCCCGCACTGCGAAGAATGCGAAGCGGTACAGGAGTGAACATGGCCAGGTTGCTTTGGCTTGAGTGTACCGAATGCGGCGAGACGGGCGAGGTGCTCTGCGACGGTGAAGGCCCCATGCACTGCCCCAGTTGCCGCAGCGTGGACTGCTTCAAAGGGCCGGAAGAGGAGGCAGCATGTTCGAGTACATAGCCTCTGTTTATGGCACTGACGCGATGATGCTGGCCTACATTGCGTTCATCGTACCGCTGGTAGCTGGCCTAGTTTGGTTCGTGAATCGACACAAATAGCTGACCCCGAGAGGGGAGGAGGGACGTATGAGGGACGGAAGGCAAGTTGTTAGGGCTTGGATCGCGATGGTGAGTGTGTATGCGGTGCTCCTTGCGCTCTGGACACTGCGGGCGTTGGCCAATCTGGGCCAGCTGTAACCTAAATCAAACGTAGTACGTGGGAGGACATATGAAGTTCTATAAGTTGGGCAATGGTCGCGCGAAGTTGGTTGGCATGGGTTTCACGTTCGAAGGTGAGCTTGCGCAGGTAACGGAGCTGCTCCAAGAGCGTGGCATGGACTGGGAGACCGTGGGCTTTATGCTCGCAGAGATGCACCGCAAGGGGCACGACGCTGCGGAGCTTGGCGACCTGGCTGGTGACTTTGAGTACAGCTACTCAAGCGGCGAGATGAAGGGCGTGCTCTTAGAGCTCGAAGCCATCCGCAGCCTGCGCGAGGAGTTCGCGAACCTCCACCGGCAGGACCCTACGGCACGCGAGACACGCGACGCATGGGACAGGCTCATGAACCTGTACTTCAGCCTGAACGTGGATGAAGCGCTCGACCTGTTGAAGCCCGAGGAGCGCGCAGCGGCTTAATTTTGGCCTTGCTTTGTGTAATACACTGTTTTACATTGTTCTTAGGAGTCTCACATGACGGTAAACAAGATCGTGACGGTACAGTTGGATACGGGGCAGGGCTCGGTCGAGATCGAGATGAACGCCGAAGGGCTCGTGACGGTGCGTGAATGCGCAACGAACATCTACGGCGGGCAATTCGTGACAGGCATGCTGATTGAGGAGCTGGAAGCCGCAGTCAAGCTGCTGCGCGCGGAGCAGGAAGCCACGTGGCAGCGCAACTTCGAGCTGCGCATGACCAAGAAGGAGACGGCGTAATGGACTTCGAATTCGAAGCCGTCCTGCGCGACGGTCGCCGGGTGTTCATCGTGGGTGAAGCCGAGTACTCGCATAGCTGTGACTGCAACTACTGCGACGGTACGCATATCCTGAGCCTCGATATTGAGTCAGTGACTCAACTGTTTGAAGCGGGCACGGTCGAAGGCGCTGAGATCAAGCTCGGCGGTAAGGCGTGGCGCGAGGTTGAGTCCCTGGCTGAGGATCGAGTCTACAGTGCGATCGAGACGGGCGAGGAGGCTTGCGCGTAATGGAAACTACAAAGTACGGGCAGGTGTTTTATCGGCTCGAGGCAGACCGCGAGCACCCTGAAGGCTGTCGGTGCACAAGCTCAGACGCGGGCGGCGATTGTAGCTGGTGTCAGACCTATTACCGGGGCCCGACAATCGAGGAGGGCTGCGCGTGAGAAACGTAGTGCTTGCACTAGCAATTGTAGCGGCGCTGCCGGGCTGTGGCACTGAGCCGAGCGTTACCACAAATGTGGTACCGCCCTATCAACCCGAAGCGATCGAGCCCGATGCACCTGGACCCGAGCCTACGGCAGAGCCGACGGCGTCCGTTGAGATGTGCGAGCTACGCCTGGTGCTCCACTGCAAGTCGCCTAATACCAAAGGCGAGGTGACGCTGCGGTATGATAACTGTGGCGAGGCAGACCTGGCGCGCGAAGAGCTGCTCGCGCTAGGCTGGTTCTTCATGGATGGCCGCAAATGCAAATGGCAGGAGCACGATGATCAACCACAAACTGATTAAGCTGAAGGTGCCGCGAGGCCGCAGCGCGTATCACGCCGTGTGCCGCGCAGAGGGTCGCGAGATTCATCTGGTGCGAGACTGGCGCGATGTGGACTGCAAGCAGTGTTTGGCGCTGAAGCCCAAGACAAGCAAGGCGAAGAAGTGAACGGCAATTCGTTTCTGCTCTTCGGCGGGGAGGTCTACTACCCGGGCGGCGGCTGGACCGACTACTGCGGAGAGTTCGCTTCGGTGGACGAAGCGTATGAGGCGGGGAAGCGCGACTTCGGGGGCAACATGGAGTGGTTCCACGTCGTTGACTTCAAGAAGCGCGTCATCGTCACGGTCGTCGAACCGGGGGCGAAGTATTGGGATACCGACGAGACAACGTGGAAAGTCCACAACGGCGGGGACCGGCTCTACATCGAGGAAGTTCTGAAGTGAACACCGCCTCTTTATCAGAGGCTATCAGAGCGGGTTCGGAGATTGTCTCCGAGTCATCGGAATCACGGGAGTTTTAAAACTGAACCATGGCCTCAGTTTTACTAGGTACAGCTACAAGTTTTTGTAGGTGGTGTTGAGCCTTGGCTGCAGACGAGCGTCCGGACCCGGCCTACTACTGCGAGCACTGCGGGCTGGTCTGGCCAGGCAAGCCGAGCCAGTGCCCAGCGTGCGGGCGTCCGATGAAGGAGATATAGAACATGTCTTCTTTCTGGGAATGGCTCTGTCGGAACTGCGGGCACCCAAATCCCGAGGCTCACGCGAAATGCTCGCGCTGCCATCGGCCGAAGTAGAACAGGATTTCTTTATGAACGACGACGCGGCACTGGCAGAGCTGGCGAAGGACATCACGGGCTCGCTCCGCGACTACCTCCGGCTGAAGCGCCAAATCGACTCGCTCGACCGGACGCTAGCCTTGATTCATATCGAGGCGAGCCGGCACGAGGACGACCTGGACTGGATTCACGTCCGCCGCCTAGCGCACGCGGCACTGTACCGACATTCATCGTCGGATGTTACGTCTTCGTAATGCGCTATCCCTTAGTAGGGATATCAAGGGACAGCCTCGTTTTGAGATAGGGCCACAACTTCGCGAATTCTTTGCGGTGCTGCCCACAATACACACTTGCTAGTGTATTGATTAAGGCATAGTCTGTACATTGACGCGCCGTGTATGCGTCGCTTGCCTTTTCTAAGGCGCCTGCTACCATATTCCGAGAGGGATAGTGCGTGGCACAAGGCGCTGACTCTAAAATCTTGGTGATCGAGGACGACCCCAGTATCCGCAAGGCGCTGGAGGACCTCCTGAGTACGGATTATGACGTCCACACGGCAGTGTCGGGCGAGGCCGCCGTGCGGGAGCTGGAAGGGGGGCTGAGGCCACGTGCCATCATCCTGGACCTTCGCTTGCCTGGCCTGAGCGGCGAGGACCTGCTTATACGCAAGCGCACAGCCCCGTGGCGCTCGGTGCCGGTCATCGCCATCACCGCAATGTCGAATTGGCAGCAGCGCTACCCAGCTGTAGCCGCTGAGGCGGAGCATGTGCTCATGAAGCCATTTGAGATGGAACGCCTGTTTGCTCTACTAGAGAGCCTAATTCGGCTCAGTGCCTAGCGGCGCCGGTTCGCGAGCCACATCGCGAGCGCCTGCTCTACGCATTCACGCAGCGTGATCTTGTCGCGATCGCGCTGCTCTTCGACGCGGGAGATAAGACTCGCATCGATGTCGAGCGTCTTGCGGACAGAGACGTTGGGCTTCTTTACTAGCCAACCCTCCTCCTCAAGAAGCCGACGTGCGGCCTCTAAGTCCTCAGGGGACTTATTCTTTCCCATTACTTCAAAATAAACGACCGAGTACCGCATTGTCTATATTGGTGAGGCGCCTTGGTGTTAGGACCAAGGCAACCGTACCAGGTTACCGGGCCTTGGGCACCTGTATTGACATAGCCGTACAGGTCTGCCAGACTAGTCTTATCAGGTAACGCAACTTGAACGTTTGCTCCTCTGGCGCTCGCATTACTGTGCTGGAACGTTACCTGCCGAAGGGAACCGAATGATCACCGTGGTACGTTTGCAGAACGATCGCTATTACGTCCTCGACGAGCGTCACGCGCTCGCCATCCCCTGTACCCTCAAGGAGACGATCTCGTACCTGCTCGAGGCAGGTGCGGGCTCCAAGACCGCAGAGGAGCTGCTCCTCGCCCTGCAGTGCCAAGTAGTTGACACTGCCTACGCCCCTGTACAGGGTCTCTGAAGCCCTGCGTCGCCAAAAAGTCCTGCAATATCAGGAAACAGTGTAATACACTGAATTATATTGCAGCGGCATGTATTATGCTCTATAAGCCAGCAAGGAGTCGTTGTATGCTGAACTTGCTGACCGTGGAGGATATCATGTCGAAGCTCAAGTCCCCTGAGGACCTGCGAGACTTTGTGGTGGACCGCGTCAATAAGCGCGGGGCGAAAACAGTGGAAGAGGCCATCAAGGACATCACGGCCCAGCTCGAGAAGCTGGGCTACGTCTCCCCACGGACGGGGAGGCCGCTGTCCACGCACAGCGTGCGCTCGGTGTACTTCCACGGGATCCCGCAGGAACGCACCAGCAAGCAGCATGAGATCACGATGACCGCGGAGCGGGCCCACATGCGGCTCGAGACGATTAAGAGCATCCTGGCAGGCAAGGAGCCCGACAGCCTCAAGGTCAAGCTGATCCAGGCGTTGCTGAATAGTCCGGCTTGACAGTGTAATACACTGTAGTATACTAGGGGGATGCGAGTCGTCCTCCTCGATAAGACCTGTCCGAAGCCTTACGATACTCGGACCCTGGCCACCGAGGCCATGGGCGGCACCGAGGCAACCGTCGTGCGCGTTGCCGAAGCGCTCGCCGACCGCGGCCACGAAGTCATCGTGGCGCAGCACAACCGGCGCGAGCTAGGGGAGGGGAAGGCCGCCTACGTCCCCTGGGAAGCGCTCGACCACATCCACCACACCCCCCACGCCGCTATCGCGCTCCGCGACCCCCGCATCCTCGCTGACATCAAGGACCGCTGGTCCACGCGCAGCGTGCTCTGGTGCCACGACCTTAACCAGACCGACCTGGTGCGCGCGTCCGACCTCCTGAAGTCCGCGACCGTCGTCGCCGTCTCCAACTTCCACGCCACCCAAATCAAGACCGCGTTGCTCTCACAGCTGCCCGAAGTGCCGAGCGGCTGCCTCCTGCGCACGATCTACAACCCTGTGGACCTCGAGCCCGACGAGACGCCAGTCCTGCACCGCAAGCTCGTGTTCTTCTCGTCGCCGCACAAGGGGCTCGACCATGCTCTCTATCTCTTTGCTCGCCTTCGCGCAGTGGATCCTACTTACACTCTGCATGTCGCTAACCCTGGTTACCTTCGAGCTTCTGTGGAAGCGTGGCCGGACGGCGTCCGCGACCTTGGCGCTATGCCTTGGAGCGGGGTTATCGCTCACGTGCGCAGCGCTCTCTGCGTTTTCCACCCCAACCTCGTCTTCCCCGAGACCTTCGGCCTCGTGCACGCAGAGGCTAACGCCGTAGGCACCCCGTGCCTCACGAGCTACCTGGGCGCCAATAGCGAGGTGCTGAACCCCGCGAGCCAGCAGATGCTCGACGTGCGCAACGAGAAGGCCGTCATTGACCGCATCCTGAAGTGGGGCGAGGAGCGGCCTGTGGTGCGCGGCAAGCCCGAGTTCAAGATCGAGAACGTCATCAAGCAGTGGGAGGAGGTCCTGAAATGAGTGGTGGAACTAAGCACGACTCCGGCAAGGCGCCGCTGTCGATCATTCCTCGCGTGGCACTGGAGCTGGAGGCGCAGGTGTTCGCCTTCGGCGCGAAGAAGTACGCCCGCGACAACTACAAGAAGGGCTTCGCCCACACCCGCCTGCTCGACGCGGCCCTGCGGCACATTTACGCGCACATTGACGGCGAGGACACGGACCCTGAGAGCGGCCTGCCCCACCTGGCGCACGCGCGCTGCTGCCTGTCGATGCTGCTGGAGTGCCAGCGGCTCGGGACTGCAACTGACGACCGTTTCAAGAAGGAGGGCGCATGAACGTTCTGAAGTCGGATCGAGTGACCGTGGTGGACGTGGACGACACGCTCGTGCTCTGGAACATCTCGGAGTTCCCGGTTGAGCGGCGCATCACGGTGGACTTCAAGAACGGCCCCGTGGACCTGGTGCCGCACGAGAAGAACATCAACACGCTGCTCAAGTTCTGGAAGCTCGGCTACACGATCAACGTCTGGAGCGCGTCCGGCTGGGAGTGGGCGGAGACGATCGTCAAGGCGCTGGGTCTCGAGTCGATCGTGACCAACGTGGGCTCCAAGCCCCTCTACTACTTCGACGACAAGCCCTGCGAGAGCTGGATGGGGCCACGCGTGTACCGCGACCCGAAGACCGGGACGGAGGGGTGATGAAGATCCCTGGGCGCAAGAGCTACCCGAAAGAGCTGCACATCAACGAGGAGACCTACACCATCAAGTGGGTGCAGGAGATTCCGGAGGGCCGCAAGAACGACGACACCGTCGGGCTCTGCGATGGCGCAAGCCACACGATCTACATCAAGCGGGGGCTCACTAAGAGCCAGGCGTTCCGCACGCTGATCCATGAGGTGCTACACGCGCTCGAGTTCGAGTACGAGATCGATATCCCGCACAAGACCGTGCACCAGCTCGAGAAGGCGATCGGCGACCTGCTGATTGCGAATTTCTAAGGGCGGGCCGACCCGCGCCGCTACCCGCCCCGTAGTACCTGACTGTACTAGCTCAGGTAGGCGATCAGGGCGTCAGCAACGCCCTTGACCAGCTGAAGCATCACAATGATGATGATCTTAGAAGAGGTCATTTGGCTTTCCTTCCTGGACGGTCAAAAGACGAGTGGATGGGCCGGGTACTCGCAGTGCCTGGCCCTTCGTCTTTTCAGGCGCGGATCCGTGCGCCGTAGGAAGATGGTAGCCAAAGTTATGTAGGCTTGTCGAGCGAGCCACCACAAGAATTAGTGGGGCAACCGGCCTAATAACAGACGGTTATGGCGTACCTCGCTTATATTCGTTTAGGGCAAGCGGGCGGCCGTTGACGCTCCGCGCGTCTGGCAGTATTCTCCAAGCATGCGCTACCTGGCCATCGTCCTCTGTACGGTAACCGTGGGCTGCTCGACCGCTGCGAAGCGGGAGGCCGCATTCGACGAGAGTCTCAAATCCTGGTTCGGGCGCAGCATCACCGAGTACGTGGCCGAGAACGGTAACCCGACCCGCTCCCTGGAGCTTCCGGGGGGCATTCGGTCCTACGAGTGGCAGCACTACGGGGACGTTGAGACGACCGTGGGCCCGGCGTACGGCGGCTTCCGCCACGTCTCCTCAGAACAAAAATCCTGCCGCATCACCTTGCTCACTGAGGTGACGGGCAGGATTCGGGAAGCCAGCTATGAGGGGCACTGCTACTAATTGGCGGGTCCCGTCATTATGCAGAGTGGGGTTACTGATGTTCCGCAATTCAGAGGATACGACGATTTGGCAGGGGCTAGGACAAGCATTGGGTTGGACTACGCCGGAGCATTTTCGTTCCGTCGAGCGTGAACTAGGTAAAGGCAAGCTACACGCGCAGTTCGAAAACGAACTGATTGGAGCTATTCATAAGAACAAGAAAAGGATTTTCGTTCTTGCCGAATGGGGGGCGGGCAAAACCTTTCAATCGCTACTCTTTAGGCAAGAGTATGCTGACCGATACGCTTTTGAGTATTTTTCATTCTTTGGAATCCAAAATCTCTCGAGTGCTTATGTCCATGCGATGGGATTCATAGCGCGACTAGTGACCTTATGTGCCGGAGTTTTATGTCTCGCACTTGTGCTGTCTCGGTTCGCCGACGACCTGAGGACGGTCAAAGCAAGTCCTCTCGTATCGCTGACCGCGACCTTGTTTGTGGGATTTTTTGTTTACGGGAACCGCTGGAGGCTCGCTTACGTATTGGTGAGCATTTCAAAGCTATGGATCGCAGTTCGAGGGAGCAGGCGAGTAGTCATACTAGATGATCTAGATCGTTCCTCGCTCAGTGATTCGGATCGGTGGGCTTTCCTATCAGACTTATGGACTGTCAATACACAGTACATCATCTTGCTGGGCTACCTGAATCCCGATGACCGGATCCAGATTGCAGACATCGCAAAGAAACTGGATGGTGCAATCATTTTTCTTGGGTCAAGTCGGCGCGAGAAGTTCGCCGTCGTTCAACATCTCTGGCCTGATTCTCCTTTCCAATGGTCAGAGACCGGCACTGTCTACCATTGGCTAGACCACTTCACGCCTCGCGATTTCATAGCGGCAGCAGACTATGTGAATCGAGTAACGGGGGGCCGGCTAGGCGAAGCAAGTAAGAAGCTAGTCGGCGCAGCATTCATTCATCATGAGCTACAGATGAAGATTGGGATTCCTCGCGATCAGTTGCAGTATGCGTCGCTGAAAACTGAAAACACTCATCTTGCCCGCGACACGGATGCACGAATGCTCGGCCCGAAGCACGAAATGGCAAGTCAGACGCTAGCTAGTTTCGCAGGGACTCTGCTGCCTGAGGTAGCTAAGACAGCCTGCGATCTTAGAATTCATATGAGTCAGCAGATCGAGCCATTTCGGAGCTGGAATTCCAGCTTCCTGGTTCCTAGTCTGATTTCCTTCGAACAAGCCTTGAAGCAGAAGTCCTCACCAAGCTGAGCCAGCCCGGGTTTGTGTCACATCTGTGTAACACCATAGACGCGAAACGCCCGGTTATGCGCCGCATTCGACAGTAGTCTCGAACGCAGGTAACTGCTCGCGTTTATTTGATTTGTTGAGTGATGTCCGACGACTACGTTTTTGCGGTAAGGCGAATTGACACGGTAGGGGTCGCTGGTTCAATCCCAGTCGAGCCAACCATTTAGAACTCGAAGCCCTTCAAGACCTTACAACGGAACCTTGAGGGGCTTTTTCTTTGGTGCGAAGCGACAATTCGGCGTTTGTGTCACGTTTGGGCAACACCTCCACCCGCTTTCCACCGTCGACCACGGTCAGACCGCTCGCTGCCCCGTGGTCTACCAGCCCTCTGGCCCGCTCGTTCATCGCGAGCGAGAAGTGCGAGTAGCGTTCGGTCAGGCGCATGCTCTGATGCCCTAGCAGCTTCTGCAGGTCATAGAGATGCCCCCCGCCTTCCAGGAAGTGGACTGCGAAGGTGTGCCTGAGGTCATGGATCCTGACCCCCCGCACTCCAGCTCCCTTCAGTGCTTTGATAAAGCGCTTACGGAACTTGGTGGGGTGTCGGCACTCCGACCAGGCACCCCAGAATAGAGGGCCTTCAGGGTCCCGGCCTCGGGCGAGGCTCGCAACGAACTCGCTCATACCTGGCCCAAGCGGCAGCATGCGCGACCGCTTGCCCTTCGTGCGGTTCTGAACCTGCTGGCTCAGCTTGCAGTAGGTGCGGCTGATCTGCAGATAGAACCCGCTGCTGCCTCGGATCAGGTCCCGGGGCCTCAGGGCCGCCATCTCACCGAAGCGGATGCCTGTATTCAACAGCGTCCGCACCATCGGGTAGAGCCACGGGTCATGCGCTTGAAGCCATGTGAGCAGGCGAGCCGCCTCCTCCTGTGTGAGGTACTGGATGGCCTCCTGCTTCGCGAAGTCGGCCTCAGGCAGTTTCCGGATGCCTGTGACAGGGTTGAACGGGATGAGTTCCCAATGCACCGCCTGCGAGAGCATGCAGCCCAGAATCTGCCGGGTGCGGTTGACCCGCCCATTGCTGATGCCGAGCTGCCCTGACAAGAGGCTCAAGACACCTCGGATATCTCGTGCCGTGAGGCTCGCCAACTTGCGCTGTCCTAGGTAGGGAGCGAGATACATCCCATAAGTGCGGCCCTCCATCAGCCGAGTACCCGGAGTCTGCCGGTACTGTGCGTACTCCTTCTCGAAGCGTTCCCTGAGCTGATCTAGCGTCAGGTCTTCACCGGCAGTCGCAAGGGGGGCCAGGTCTCCCGCATCGCGCTTCGCGAGCATCTCCCGCTCCCAGCGTTCCGCGTCGACCTTGCGCGCGAATGACTTGCTGAACTGCTTTCTGTGTATTCGAATGATTGCCCGATATGGCTTCTTTCGATTCGTAACGATGATTGCCACTGGTCACGTCCTTTCAGATGCAGGCAGTGTCCAGCGTTCGATTGTATCGGGGCAGAAGCGCAGGGCCGCGCCCACCTTGCGGTAGGGGATTGCGCGCCGGTATACCCAGTCACGCACGGTCCTCTCGCTCACGCTCAGATACCCGGCTACCTCGACTACGGTCCATAACGGGCGTTTCGCGTGCTTGGTTGTCAAAGAGCGAAGCGCCTTTGTAGCGCCCGCACTCTGTGGGTTCAACGCCTCAGTGTCGGGGAAGGGGATAAAGGGGCAGGCGGCGGCCTGCTCACCTGCCACTCGAACGTGCGTACTCATCGAAGAACTCCCGGAACGTGGTGCGACCTCCTCAGCTTTGAGGAAGGAGCGTGGCCGCGAGTCCATCGCGACCGCTTGCCCAGGGCAGTCTCGGAATGACTGGGCCACTTCGTCCGGGGATAGGCGCTGGATCAGTGGGGCAGAGTTGATTCCCTGTCAGTCTGCCCAATTCTCGCGGCACGCCCAGTAATTGCCTCTATTCTACCGTATCCGAGCGTGCGTCTCTAGTTGTGGCAAGCGAGACACGGTCACCGCTTGCGGGGTCGGAGCATGCGGCGCCGAGAGGTGATGCACTTCTCGACGTGCACGACAGGCTCGCCGAGTTCGTCGAAGAGCTGCGCGAACGGGAGCAGAGTGTCGATCGGCGCGATGCGGCCCTCGGAGGTCCAGATGTCGCCGTGGCGGCCTCGGTTTGCCTTACGATGCGCCTGGTAACGGTCCAAGTTCGTTCGGATGTGGTCAGCTAGAGCCGGCACCGCGAACTTGAACCAGATGCGAAGTGGAGCGGCCCAGAGAACGTACCAATCAGCACCCTCCGCCTCCGCTTTGAAGATGCCGCCAGGCAGAGACTCCTCCAGACTGCTCACAATCTCGATATAGAGGCGGTCAGTGGCTCCCGAATCGAGCTTGAGTTCAGCAAGGCTACCATCTGCCTCGATGATATCGACGCCTCGGCGGTCTGGATTGCGACGGCCGCCGAAGGCTTGGATGTAGGCACGCTCGATTGCGTTACCGCGGGCAAGGCACACGTCGAACTCGGAGCGATTCCGGGGCTTGGAAGACTTGGGCATGGGTGGGCTACTTTCTTGGCGTGTAGAACGCCGGGGAGGGACCCAGACTAGCGTCAGGGCGTGTTGAGAAAAGCTCCCGCGAGCGGGAACGGGGTGGGAGAAGTGTGAGAGGAGGTAGGGGGGCAAAAGCCTCGGCTTAGAGCTCTAGATCGAGCTACGGCCGAGGCGAAGGGGGAAATCGAGGTTAAAGGAGGCGGCTGAGCTGCCCATTACCGGCGCGCGTCGGGCTGATGCCGGCCTTAGGTGCTGACTGAGAAGCAAAAATGTTCTGGTTGTAGTTGTACCCGCTCAGCTGCCCAGTGCCGCCGCCGGTGCCAGCGAACGTGCTGCCAGTCGTGGCGCCAGTGCCTGCGTCAGGGGCGGCAGAACCGCCCGCCTTGCGGCCCATTGCGGCTCCTAGACCGCCGCCGTAGCCACCAATGAAGCTGCCGATGCCGCCCGCCAGAGCATTTTCGAACAGGCTACTCTGTTGGGTCTGCTGCTGTTGACTGAAGGCTTCATTGGCTTGCTGCTGAGCTAGCTGCTGCTGCTGTTGGTCCGCGCCGATAACGGACATTTGCTGACTGTGGGCCTGATTCTGGGCCCCAAGCTGGCGGTTGAACTGATTTGCGATGGCATTTTCCCCCAGCTCACCTAGGCCGCGCATATGCGACTGCGTCTGCCCGAGCAGCTGGCTGTTCAGATTCGCTCGCTGCGTGAGCATGTCACGCGCGGTGTTCACTCTGTCCGCCACAATCTTTCGCTGAGCGTTCGCAAGCTGCTCGAACTTGTTGCCCTGGAGGCCCGAGAACGCCTGCACCGCAGCACCGGACGGGGCCTCTGCCAGGCCGCGGTCTGCGAGGGCCTGTGCAAGGGACGCCTCTTGGGAGCCGAACATTCGAGCGAGGTCATCCTTCGCTTGGCCGTAGGCTTCGAAGTCCTGGTTGTTCAGACTCCAGTAGTCGCCCTTGCCCGATAAGGCCTCACGGTCAGCATCGGCATTGGCGTAGTACTTCGATTCCTGGTCAGCGGCGCGGTTGTAGCTCTCGACGCCCTTGTTGAAGAAAGGGTCTTCTGACTGCAGCTTCTCAACCGCGTAACGGGTCGCAGTGGTGGGGTCGACGGCCATGAGAGTTTCAATTTCATGGGCCCGATCGTCATAGGTGTTGCCTTGCGCGCCATCCATGATCCGCTGGTGTTCAGCGAGAATGTCGGCGGCCGACTTGCCCTCGTTCTTCCAGGTGTTGATCAGACCCTCGCCGAACTTGTCGCGCAGGAGGCTTCCGTCCTTCAGGCGCGTGTTGTCGAACAGCGCGTTGCCCCTGAGGTTCGTATCGCCCTGAATCTGGCCGAAGATGTCCGCGACGCTCTTTCCCCAGTCATAAGACTTCTGGTCCTTAACGTAGCGTTCGCCTTTGAGGGAAGCGAGTGCATCAGCCAGGCTGGTTTTCCCGCTGCTGTAAGCGGACAAGGCATTCTGGACAGCCGGACTGCCGCCCAAGGCTTGCTGGAGCTTGGCGGCCTTGAGAGCGTCGCTCTCTGAAATCATGTTTTGGGCCGATTGGCCCTCTTTCTTGCCAAAGATGAAATCCACGGAAAGTTCCTTAAGTGAGTGGCTAGGCCCTTAGTGCGGGGCTTCGCTAGGGGTGAGGTAGGCGAGACGGATGATCTTGCCCTTGAGACTTGCAATGGAGCGAAGGTCCGCCGTCGAGTCCTTGCGGAGGTTGGCCAGTTTCCCAATCAAGTAGTAGCGCTGAACCTGCAGGCTCTCGAACTCGAGACTCCTAGGCGGCAAGGCTAATCCAGCGTGGTGAAACTCGCGGAGCTTCTCTAGAAACCAGTCCAGCGGCTTACCTCGGTCGCCGTAGCGTTCGACATACCGAGCGAGTGCCAGCCACGGACACCATTTGGGTGAGTACGCGGTGTTCTGTTTAGAGAGACGCTTGGTGAACCAATGATTTCGTTTTCTCGCTTCCACGCCCTTATACGGATCGATCTAATCCCGCGACGCAGTTTCGGCTGATCCAAGTCTCAGTAATGGTAGGAGAAGAAATTTTTTCTAGGCACAAGTTCCTCAGGTTGTTGAGAAAACTGTTAAGCCTTGCGCGAAATAGGTTGGCTTATAGCGGCTGCATGCAATGCTGCAAGGACCGCGGCGTATTGCTCGAGCCATTCAAGTCTAGGTGCATCCGCGGCACAGCCTTGAGACAGCATGTACATCAGCTCCCCTTCGCAGTGGCTTCGGGCAACAGCCAGGAACTCTGCATCGAAGTTCCGCATCGGATCCTGCCAAGTTACCTTCGTCAGAACATCGCGGCAGTGACCGAGGTCTATCTGGTCCGGACCGTGGGCCGATACCCAGTGGAGTACGAAGCTCGTCAGCGAGTCGCCGCGAGTCCCGGGGCGGCGCTTTGCGAGGGCCTCGATTCGATGCTTCTGCCACGCTGAGCGTTTTTTCCTACGAACCGCCACTCCATGCCTGCGTTCAGGGTCGCGACTTGAGGCTTGGCGTGCTTCTTCTTGAGCAAGCTCCAAACGGAACCAGTTGGGTCCCCTTGCGCGACTTTGGCTTCTTCTGGACTTTGATTTGCTTTGGGTCTCCATTAGGCCGCCCCTGGCTTAGCCGGCAAAGTGGGTTGGGCTGATGCAGCCATCCGGCGCTTTGGCAGAGGATAATGGCTCTTAGCCAAGCCCAAGTGCTTCTCAGCTAGTCTCATTGCCTTCTGATAGCGCCCCTTCACGTCCCAACTTGGCATGCTACGAACCCAGGCCAGATAAGCTTCAGGGGTCCCAGGAAAATGGAAGGTGCCGCAGTAGAGCCATTTGTCCCATTCGCCGTCGGGAATCTGGGCGGGGAGGGGGACGAGGTATATGCCCCCCGCGGCTTGGGAGGCTAGCTCGAGTACGGCTTTACGTAGCTCGCCTCGTGCTTCGTACTTCTTACACTTGGGGGCCCAACCTCGGGCCTTGGCTTTATCTGAGCCGTAGATGTACTCAGCGTCCGTGCACACGAGCAGCCCGAAGGCATCCTGTAGACGCATCAGGTTTCTGCTGACCTGACTGTGGTCCCGGAGGCCGATTTCTCGGGCGAACTTCTTCTGATCCAACTGGAATCCGGAGTGCGCAAGATTCCACATGAGTACGAGGCGGCGGATGATGGCTTCGCGGGTCCTATGCCTGCCAATGTACTTGCGAAGTTCGGGATACGCGTCGAGCGAGCCTTCATAGATCCGGTAGGTGTGAGCGGGGAACCCCCACACAGATATACCGTCATTGGTTAAACTCTCCCCTGCATTAGCCTCACGATCTACTTCCAGTAGGTGAGACAGGTCATACGGCCTGCACCTAGGCAGGCCTTCAGCCAAGGCATCGATCATGTCGAGCGTTAACCGAGCCGTCCTAAGGCCCGCCCACTCGCCGTCTAGGGCGGAGTGCAGCCCCTCGGGAAGCGTCGTGCGCAGGAACTTCAGCGCTAGCTCGGCCGGCAGCTCCTTGTGGGCGTGCCAGTGAACCACGAAGAAGATCTTCACTTTGCCGCGAGGAGAACGCGTGACTACCGCCCTAGGCGAGTACATGTCCCGCATCACGGCGTAGAGCTGGTCAAAGTCCAAATAGGTTGAAGGTAACTTGTCGATGTCGGCGCAGACGACGATCTGGTCGGACCAGCTAGGCTGCAGGTTCACGCGAGGTAGGTTGTCCTTTCGCACCTGCCACCACTGGTCGGTTCCCTGTTGAGCCGCCCTGTTCGCGATGGCCTCCGCCGCACTTACCTTGCCCTCCAACCAGACCCGCCCCGAAGTCATCCGCCAGTCTGAGACCTTGCCTTGATGCCAAGCCTTCGCGAATGGCAGGCCCGCGCCATTGGGAAGCCGGAACACAGGCTCACTCATCGGCCGCTCCATTCCAGCACGAGGCAGAACTCGTCACGGCCCATGGGGTGCGCCTGAAAGCGAATGCCGACCCTTTTGAGACAGGAGCGAGCTAACACGAAAGCCCCAGCCGCAGAGCCATTGACCCGCACCAGGTACGAATCCCCGCCCGCCAACGTAGGAGCGGCAGCTTCAAGGATTCGGCCCACCGCAGGCGCATGCGCAGTTGCCAGATTTTCTTTGAACATAGTCCCCGCCCCGAATGACCTAAAGTAGAACACTCAGCTTGAATCAGGACTGGACAGTAGATCCGGGCTGGCGCTATGGTGACAAATATAGGAGTTACAGCTAGATAACTGCCGCTTGATTCCTGACTAAGATTGTATATTATACAGGGTTTTCTCAAGGGGCAGCAAGCGCAAATTTGCGCCAGTGCCGTGGATTGGCAGCTCGTGTTCGTGCGCGTTCGAGGCTCTAAACCAGCTTCATTGCTGTATAACGCGAATTAGTTGATTCCGCTGTAGCTGCGCAGAGCTGCCCACTGTGAATGCTACTTAGGAGACGTGCGACACTGCTGGATCCCTTCACATGATTCGGTGGCAGCTTTCAGCTGCGGCATCTGTATCCGCGCGCGTTCTAGATTGGGCGACTGCAAGACAATGTACTGCAAGCGAGTTGTGGATGCAGACGGTAGGCGAGGCGAGGATTGTCACTTTCTCCAGGAACCCAAAAATTTCTGGGCTGGGTCCCATACTACCACTTCTATTGGACCTGCTTTTTGCCTACCCCCCGGGGTGGCAGAGGTGGGCCGGGGGCTGCAGTAATCAACTGCTTGATGTTTCATCGTAGGGTTGAGTCAATGGGGGTCAACCTTTCGTTTCGAGTTTGTCTCGTACCTTAACTAGATCGAAGGCAACAGCATCAAGCTGCTGCTTGATTTCGATAAGTCGTCTCGTCATGTTTTCATCCCGGGTTTGCGTGTGCGATTCCATTCGAGTGACGAGAAAAAAGACAAACAGAAACCCAAACGCTATCATCCAGTCCATTCGCCAGTTACCTCCCTCTACTCGCTCTCACATGCCACCTCTCAATCTTTCATAAGCGCGCTATAAGCCTTCCTGCGCGATTCGAACTCTTGCCCGATCAATAACTCTATCACTTGGCTCTGGCTCATATTGGTAGCCTTGGCGATGGCTAAAAGGCGTTTTACCGCCTCCTTCGGCAGGCGCACTGTTACGGGCTTGTCTCGCTTCTCAGTCTTTGCTGGGGCGACGGGTAGGGCCATATAGCCACATTCTAGCACTCCCCTTGTAATCAGACCACTTCAAGTATTTCGCTGTACCTGCGCTTGTATTGCAAATGTCCGTCTGCTGTTCGCTCTTGACTCTGTGCAGCAAAAGGTTGATGCTGTGCACATGGAGGTATTGCAGTATGCAGTACATATACTCGAGAGTGAGTACCGACAGGCAGGAAACGCTGAACCAGACCACGAACCTGCGTGCGCTGTACCCAAACGCTGCCGTGGTGGAGGAGGTGGCCTCAGGAGCGAAGCAGCGGCCAATGCTGCGCGAGCTGGTTGGTCGCCTTCAGAAAGGGGATGAGCTGATCGTGGCCGCCCTAGACCGACTGGGAAGGCGCACGTCGGAGGTACTGGCCCTTATCGAGGAGATGGACCGACGGGGGGTCATCCTGAAGTCCGTGCGTGAAGGCGTGGACTACGCGACGCTCACGGGCCGCTTGGTGACCCAGATCCTATGTAGCATTGCCGAAATGGAGCGTGGCCTGATTGCCGCACGTACAAAGGCAGCCCTGCAAGCGAGGAAGCAGCAGGGGATGAAGCTCGGCGCGAAGCCAAAGTTCGATGCTGTAACGGTCGCGAAGGTGCGCGAGCTGAAGGCACAAGGCCTCACTTGTCGTCAGATAGCGGCACAGGTAGGAGTCTCCGCGAGCCGTGTCTCTCAACTGACCAAGAATGCAGCGCCGGCGATTGAGCTAGCGCAAGCAAGCTAACCAAAGGAGCGACCGATGAAAGCGAATGGAATGTACTCAGTTGAAGTGGAACAGGCAATCAAGGCGGTAATCGCAAAGGGGGGATACCGCGTGTATCGCTGTTTGCGCCTGAAGGATGGTGTGAAGGCACGCGGCATGCGGGCGCGCACTTATCGACAGGCAGTTGCCCGGCTTCAACAGCTGGAAGAAAGCGGACAGGGGACCTGCGTGGCGCCGGACCTTGCTGATGTCGCCTTCGAGATTCGCAAGGTGCCTTCGGGCTGGGCAGTGTATGCCCGCGACCCGAAGACAGTCTAAGCTTAGTCCTCACGCCTATAGCGGTACGTAAGCTCACAGGCGACCTGCGGTACGTTTGCAGAATTCAGGGTCAGCAGTCATCGGCCCTACCAGGTCTCCGAACCCAAAGGAGACACACATGATCCAAGTTATTCGTAAGGACGAAGGCAAGTTCGAGTTCATCGCGCAGAAATCTGAACGGCACGAGAGGCTGCAGAGGACCTGCTCACAGGCAATGCTGATTGCGCTGCTTACAAGGGCCGGCTTTCACGAGAGCGAGACACTTTTCTTGCTCAGCGACCTTGGGAGCGAGGATGGCCGGCTGAGTTACGCGCAGCTTGGCGAGGGCGAGTATCTAATTGTGGACTCTGCCAACGGCAAGGCAGTGTTCGGCGACTGCGATGTGTTCATGGGGTACTTGATGCGCGACCTCGGCCTCGACAGCCTGAGTGCATTATGGATCCTGCACGATGCTGAAGGACACGCTCCGACGGGCGACGAGCTAGTCGAAATGGGGATTACTAGCGAGCAGTGGAATGAACTTGGCCTCGAGACTGTAGAAGTCGACCGCGGAAGTGACAGGAAGGCGAGCTAGCCGCAGATGGTGATTTTTCATTTCTCGACTCGCGAACCGCAGATACTCTCGACATATGAGATACCTAGCCATTGTCCTCTGTACTGCTGCTGTGGGCTGCTCGACCGCAGCGAAGCGGGAGGCCGCCTTCGACGAGAGCCTGAAGTCCTGGTTCGGGCGTAGCATCACTGAGTACGTGGCCGAGAACGGTAACCCGACCCGCTCCCTGGAGCTTCCGGGGGGCATTCGGTCCTACGAGTGGCAGCACTACGGGGACGTTGAGACGACCGTGGGCCCGGCGTACGGCGGCTTCCGCCACGTCTCCTCAGAACAAAAATCCTGCCGCATCACCTTGCTCACTGAGGTGACGGGCAGGATTCGGGAAGCCAGCTATGAGGGGCACTGCTACTAGTTGGCGGGCGGGGGCTCGTCGCTGACGAGCTTCGATGCGTACATGATCAGCAGAGTGGCTAGCTCGTCGGTTTCGATCGGCCGGCTGTCGTTGCGCGTGATGATCAGGGACATGACGCTGCCGCACTCGCTGTAGGTGCCCAGCACAGTCAGTTCATGGTCGAGCTTCATGCGCCCTTCCCGGCCTTGGCGACCTGGATGTGGAAGTGCTTCGCGCCGCCGGCCACGGCGTGGCAGATAGCCGTCTTCTTGCCGTTGCGGAACGAGAAGCAGTTCAGGAAGGCGAGCATGCGGTCGATCTCTTCCTGAGTGAACGTGGAGGAGCGCAGGTCCACCGCCTCCCAGCTCATGTGCGGGGAGTTGGCGATGCCGCCTACCGCGGCGTTCTCGGCAGGGTCGCGGTAGAGGCAGGTGATGACGAGGTCCTTGCCCAGCTCCAGCTCCGCGAAGGTGGACAGCGCGTCCAGCACCTTGCGCAGCCGCCGGTTGTGCACGGGCAGCTCCGCCCACTCCTTGTGGAGCCGGTTATCCTTCCACTGAATCGCCACGGTGCTTCTCCTCCAGTGCTCGGATTGCCTCTGCCTGGGCGCGGATCTCCTGCCAGGCGGCCTCGTAGCCCAAGGCGTATGCCCAGGACAGCCGATGTTGTAGCTGCAGGTTGAAGTCGCAGCCGGCCATAATGTCCTGGACCTGCTTTTCAGTGAGCTTATGTTCCCGAAACATCGCTCGCCTCCACGGGCTCCGTAAGAAGAATCCAGCGCACGCCGTGCCCCCGGCCGTTGTAGCGCACGTCGTTCTCCACGACCTTGCCGTTCGGCAGCGTCTCGCCCGAGAGCCAGACGTTCTTGGTGTAGCCGCGGGCGGCGAGCCCCATGCGCTCAAGCTTCTTGAGATCGGCCTGGGTAAGGCCCAGCTGTGCGAAGTAGGCTTCGGTGAAGCCGTTGCGGCTGCCAGTCTGGTTCGCCGGGCAGACGATGTTGTTGTCGGTCTCAAGCGCCTTGGCGACGCGTTCACGCAGGCTCATACGCAGCTGTCCTTTCGGTCGATGCCAAAGAGCGAGTGGCTCGAATCGCCTAAGGCCCGCGCCAGTTCCTCAGCGAGGGCGACTTCAAGCAGATTGCCGTATGAAAACCCAGGTACGGCCTTACGCGCGATTTCCTGCGCCCACGGAGACGGCTCGAGCTTGGTGTCCCGAACCTCCTTCGTGGTCTTGCGCAGGACCTCGATATCCTCGTTGCACTTGGGGCAGCGCTCGTAGCTCGAGGTGAACAACCAGGCCGTCTCGGACTTGGTCCAGCACACCGGGCAGTACTTCGGCTCCGCGTTCATGCGTGCTCCCGGCAGATGTAGCACGCGGCCGCAGACAGCGAGACCCAGAACAGGCCCCACACGCTCGGGGCGATAGTGAACGCAGCCGCGTTCAGCCCCAGGCAGGCGAGGTTCAGGTAGTAGATAAAGCTCATTTGTCCTCCACTTCGACGGTGATGTCCTTGACCGCGGGCACGTTGGCTCCCGGCAGGACGATTTGAAGCGGCGCCATTCCCTTGTCCTCCGCTTGGTCTTGCAGCTTCTTGAGGCCGATGGTCTCGGCCCACAGGCGCACGCCCTCGATCTTCCCTTCCTCGAGGTTCTTCTGCAGGGCTGCGAGCGCGAGCGCCGTCATCTCCGAGGCGCGCTCCACGAAGTCGCTGATAGCCTCCCGGCTCGCCTTGTCCGAGATCTCCTTCAGGTAAGCCTTGTAGGCTTCGCTACCGCGGATCTTGGAGACGCGGTAACGCGTGACCCCCAGCTCCTCAGCGATGCGCACCTCAGGCACGCCACAGCGGACGAGTGCCGCCACCTGCGCGACGAGCGCATCTTCCTCGGTCTTGGTCAGGTTGCTCACAGCAGGCCCTCCCGGGCGCCCTTGGCGCGATAGATGTAGAGATTGATCTGGAGCGCGTCCGCGACGGGGAAGCGCTGGTGGGGGTACGCGGAGTCGAGCAGGTGCTGCGAGTGATGGTAGTAGCCCACCTCGAGCGACTCAGTGACCCGCAGGTAGAGACGCGTCTCGAGCGACACGTACTTGTATTGCGCGGCGTTCGTTTTGCTGTGGACGATGGAGTCCCAGCCGAAGTACCGCAGGATGTTCGTGCTGATCCCCAAGTCCAGCCCCTCCTTGGGCGTGGAGTCCACAAACAGCGGATCGCGGCCAGACTCGTGGAAACGCCTGTAATCGAGGCGTACTTCATGGAGGTCTATCACGTGCCAGTTGTCCGCAAGCGTGGAGCTGGGGAGGAGCAGAGAGCCGAGTAGGGGAAGGGGGTAGGCAAGTCTGCTCCAATTCATACAATCAGTGTATTACACTATATTACATTTTGCAACATTATTTTACATAGGCATTGACTCTATGCGAAAAATGTGATATAACTTGTGTGTACTATCGCTTACGACACGAGTAGCGGCGTGTTGTAGAGCAACTATGGCTCGTGCCGTATGCCGCCCTTGGCGGGCGTCACCGCGATGGTTTTTCTTTCTTTTTTACCCCCTTTTTCTTTCTTTTCCCTGTCAAGCAATACACAGTTGCGCTTCTGCACTTGATGTAATACACTCTTTTACATGGAACGCGATGCGTACGAGTCTGACTCTGTTGTGTTGATAAAACGGAACGCGCGTCGCAACGCCCACGGGACGTGGTACGGCTTGTACCGATGCGGCTGCGGAACTGAGTTTGAAGCACGAACTACCAACGTCAACACTGGACGGACCCGGTCGTGCGGGTGCTTGCAGCGAACCCGCTCTGCAGAGACTCTGCGCAAGCTTCGCCTCCGCCACGGTAGGACTGGGACGCGATTGCACCGAATCTGGGTCGCTATGCGCAGGCGATGCGACTATCCCGCAGGCCACAATTACGCCTACTACGGCGGTCGCGGAATCACTGTTTGCGCGCGCTGGCGGGACTCATTTGAGTCCTTTGCCGGAGACATGGGCGAGCCGCCCACCGAGCACCACAGCATCGATCGCATAGATCCAGATGGAAACTACGAGCCAGGTAACTGCCGCTGGGCCACCCGCTCTGAACAGATGCGGAACACTCGGAGGTCTAATGACTGAGCCTTACGCCCCAGATGCATTTTGGATGTCGAAGCTGAGCGACTACCGTCGCTGTCCGCGGCTGTTCAAGCTGAAACACCTCGACAAGGTCAAAGTAGAGGCGCCACCAAGCGCCGACCAGGAGTTCGGGACTGCGATGCACCTGGGCTGCGAGGACATCCTGCGTGGGGGCGAAGGTATCCCGCTGTTCGCGATGTACTGGGACACGCTAAAGGGCAAGGCGGCCGCCTACACGCGCCACGACTGGGAAAAGCTGCGCGAGATGGGCGAGGTCTTCCTGGCGCGCTTCAAGCGGCTGCACGCAAAGCACTTCGAACCCTTCAAGATCGAAGAGCGCATCCATGCGCAGCTTGGGCCCCACAAGTTCGAAGGCACGCCCGACTTCGTGGGCAGTTACAAAGGCAAGCGCAGCATCGTGGACTTCAAGACCGCGGGCTTCAAGTACGACAAGTCCAAGATCATCTGCGACGAGCAGATGCCGACCTACGCCGCGCTTGTGAAGCAGGAGTACGGCTACGACGTCGAGCAGGTCGTCTACATCGTGTTCGTGAAGTCGCCCACCGACCCGAGCATCCAGACGCTCGTTCTGCCCTTGACGTCTGGTGTAATACAGTGTACTATAGATAACGTAATTGAGACTTGCGATGATCTCGTGGCCCGCAAGTCCTTCCCCCGAAACCCCGGGGGCTGCCTGTTCGGGCAGACGCGGTGTGCGATGTGGGACCTGTGCCACGGTAAGGAGTCGAACAATGAATCTTGAGGAACTGCGGAAGAAGCTAGACGAGAAGATCCCGCGCGACGTCATCTCGCTGCGCGACGGTGGCGGCAATCGCAAGCTCAGCTACCTCGAAGGCTGGTACGTCATCGACCGCCTCAACCAGGTCCTGGGTCAGGGCAACTGGGCCTACGTCACCGAGGAGATGCGCCTGGTGCACGAGGGCGAGGGCCCGAAGGGCGGCTTCGTGGCGCACTACATCGCGCGCGTGCGGCTCGAGGTGCCCGGTCTCGGCCACTGCATCTTCGTGGACTACGGCTACGGCGACGGCAGCGACAAGTTCTCGCCCGGCAAGGCGCACGAGCTGGCCGTGAAGGAGGCTGTGACGGACGCGGTCAAGCGCTGCGCCAAGAACCTGGGCATGAGCATGGGGCTCGCGCTCTACGACAAGACTCAGGAGAACGTGGATGATGGAGAAGCTGAACCCGCCCCTGCTCCCAGGGCCGTGGCCCAAGCCGCTCCAAAGCCTGCCCCCATCGGCAAAGCAGCACCCGTTCAAGCAGCGGTTCCAAGCAGCGCTGTCTCGGAAGCGGCGCCAGAAGACCGGGACCAGCTCAACCAAATGATTTCGAGCATGGCGAAAGTTGCAATGGCCAAGAAGCTCACTACGGCCAACGAGTTGCGGAAGCAGATGAAGGACAAGTGGGGCAAGGACGCAAAGGAAGACCTAACCGACGCGGAAGCCAAGCAGCTTTACGCTGAACTGAGAGGGATGATCGCATGAACAAGGGCAAGACGAACACGAAGACGACCGGCGGCAAGAAAGAGTACAACCCCAGCATCGGCTTCTGGCCGACCAAGAGCGGCAACGGCTTCTCTGTCGCCGTGACGGCCGAGCTGCTCGCCACGCTGAACAAGGCCCAGGAGGGCGGCCGCCTGTACTTGCAGGAAGTGCCTGAGGACGTGCGCGCCGAGAACGACCGCATCCCGACCTACCGCGTGACGATCTTCCCGCCCGCCGAGCAGACCGCGAACGATTCGATCTAAGCAGTACGTTGGTTCTGGGCCCCGCTGGCATCGACTCCTGTTAGCGGGGCCTTTTTACGTCTAGGGGGACAGCGTGCGCTTCAAGTACCTAGAGACCGTCGACGAGATCCACGACCTCATCGCTTGGCATAACCGGCACTCGGACTTCGTGGTGCTGGACTTCGAAACCACGTCGAAGAACCCTCGCGAAGCCAAGCTCCTGGATATCCAGATGAGCGGCCGCGACGAGGACGAGGCCGTCATGTTCTCGGGCGAGCACCTGCTCTGCCTGACGGTGCTGGAGTCCCTGCAGGTCTTCCACAACTTTAAGTACGACTGGAAGGTCGCCGCCCTGCACGGCGTGGACCTCAGCGACAAACCCGTGCGGGACACGATGCTCCTGCACCATCTGGCCGACGAGAACGTGGAGCACGGGCTCGACGCCATTATCCAGGGGGCACATGGGGACGATTATAAGAGTCGATTTTGGGAAACGTACGCGAGTTACGCCGACGCCCCTCGCGACGCCCAGCTTGACTACGGCTGCCGCGACATCGTTTACACGCGCCGTCTTTACGGAGAAGTATGTCGCCGTCTTCAAGCAGACGGGGTCCCAGAAGCCCTCGTTGAGCATACGCATCGCCTTGCGCTCGCCCTCTACCGCACCGAGCTTGCCGGGATCCGAGTCGACCTAGACTACACGATCGAGATGGGCTCCGCCCTGAAGGCCGACATCACGCGCACGGAGCGCGAGCTGCGGGAGATGGGGGGCTACCACTGCGAGAACCTGGAGCTGCAGGCGTGGGCCAAGGAGATCGAGAAGGTCTGGACCCCGAAGGGCAAGAAGTGGAAGACGCTGCCCAAGCCAGAGTTTAACTTCGGGGCCTCGGGCCAGGTGGCGGCCCTGCTGTACGACGAGCTTGGGCTCCCGGAGCAGGTGGACAAGAAGACCAAACGGCGCACGGCGGACGACAAGGCGCTTGAGGCCGTGGAGCACCGCCACCCCATCGTGCCCAAGATTCGCGAGCTGCGGAAGTTCTCGAAGATGTACGGCGCCTTCATCGAAGGCGTGCTGGGCAAGGTGCAGGCAGGCCGCATCTACCCGTCCTTCAACGTCAACGGCACGGTCACCGGGCGCATCAGCCACAGCGAGCCCAACATGGGGCAGATGCCTTCCAAGGGCGACTGGGCGAAGATCCGCGGCATTTTCATCCCCGAGGCAGGCAACAAGGTCCTGACCTGCGACTACGGGCAGCTCGAGGTCTGCATCGCGGCCCACTTCAGCATGGACGAGAACCTGCTCCGCATCATCCACGAGGGGGCAAGCCAGCACGACATCACGGCGCAGGGCCTGGGCATCGAACGCAGCAAGGCCAAGACCGTGAACTTCTCCATGCAGTACGGGTGCACGGAGTTCAAGATCGCTGAGATCTTGGGCTGCAGCGTGCCTGAGGGCAAGGACGCCATCCGCAAGTACTGGGAGACCTACGCGGGCTTGAAGCGCTTCGTGGACTGGTGCCACAAGGAGCTGGAGGAGGGGAGGCCCATCGCCAACCCCTTTGGGCGCCTGCGGCGCTTCCCCAAGGAGTACCAGAACCGCTGGGAGCTTGAGGCCGCAAAGCGCCAGGTGTTCTCCTCTCTGATCCAGGGCACGGGGGCCGATATGACGAGCAGGGCCTTCTACCTGATCGACTCGCAGTTGCGCGAGCGGGGCTGGGGTCGGGGCTGGTTCACGGTGCACGACGAGTGTCTAGCGGAGGTGAGCGCCGAGCACGCGGAGGAGGCCCGGGAGCTGCTCCAGGCGACGATGCTCGGCATCGGCGAGGAGATCGAGCTTCGGGTGCCGCTGAAGGTCGAATGCAGCCAACCGCTTGACCGTTGGCAGAAATAAAAAATTTGCGCACCTCAGTGTAATACACTATAATACACATAGGGAGGGACAATATGCCGTTACGCGAATACCTGTGCCGGGGCTGTGGCCACACCTGGGAGGAGCTGATCCGCAGTTCCGCCGACTTGCCCGAGAAGTGCCCGCACTGCGACACCCGGCAAATCGAACAGCTTATCTCCACCTACGGTGGTTACCAGGGCAACTTCAGCACAGCGTCGACCCGCCCGCGGCACTCAGGCGCCTTCGCCGGACGGAGGAAGTCATGAAGAAGAAGTTCCGTATCGGACAGACGGTCAAGCCGACGCGTGCGTGCATTCGCTGGTATGCCGACAATCTCGTCGAAGTCCACCAACGGCCCGATGGGGGCATGGACGACGGCTTTCTCTCGTGCGCCGCGCTCTGGTGGGGCGCAGAGCGGGGGCACCGAATTCGCGGGAAGGTTACCGGCTTCGGCACTGACGGGGCCGTCAAGGTTCGTATGAATAGCTCGCTTGCGTCCTACGAGCACTATTTTGATCCGAAGGACCTACACCGGCTGGTGTGGAAGTGACGACGGCAGCCTTCCTGACCCTGCTCGCCGCTATCTGCACCGTCGAGAGCAACAACCGCAACCTGATCAACATCGATGACGGGGGCTCCGCGAGCTACGGCCAGTGCCAGGTGAAGCTGCGAACTGCGCGCCACGTGGGCTACCACGGCAGTGTCGTGCAGCTCTGGAAGAACCCGGTCGTCAACCGCATGGTTGCGGGCCGCTACTTGGCCGAGCAACTGCGGCGCTACCGCGGGGACGTGAGGAAGGCTGTGAGCGCCTACAACGCCGGGCGGGCCGTAGGTAGCAACGGGAAGTACGTGGACAAGGTCCTGAGCATTTGGAGGGGAAATGACTAAGCTTCACGACATCAAGAAAGAGATCCTGGCCAAGGCCGACGCGGGCGAGATCACGCCGCAGCAAGCGGTGCAGGAGTTCGAACGCCGGGTAATGCCGGGCCGCACCTACCAGCCCAAGGACAAGAACGAACGCCTGAAGCAGTACGCGACCGACAAGGAGCTGCGCCTGCGCGCGCGGCAGTCGTCGGTGCCCTTCATCAGCGCCGAGTTCAACGGCCTCTTCAAACTGAGCCAGGGCCTCGTGCTCGTGGGCGGCGTGTCCGGCCAGGGCAAGTCCACCACGGCGGCCAACATCGTCGCGGGCTTCCTCGCCAACTCGGACGACAAGAAGAAGGCCATCGTCATCACCAACGAGGAGACGAGCGAAGCGGTCATCAATCGCGTCGCCTGCATCCAGCTCGGCTACAGCTTCTTTGAGCTGCAGAAGGGGCGCATGCTCGCGGACAAGCTCAACGAGGTCGAGGACCAGGCGAAGCTCCTTACCGACCGCGTGATTGTCGAGGCGGGCGACTCGGTCTACGAGATGAACTACGTCGAGGACGTGATCGGGGCACTCGAGTACGCAGCCGCCGAGCGCAACGTCGGCCTGATCATGCTCGACTACTTCCAGACGGTTAACGCGAGCCGCGAGAACCCCGAGGACTCGCCCTACAGCGTGCTCAAGCGCCTGGGCTTTTACCTGAAGGAGTACGGCCGCAAAGCCCCCGTGCCGGTCGTCTGCTTCGCGCAGCTCAAGAACAAGAGCGAGGAGCAGCACTTCAAGGAGCGCGTGGAGGGCGATCGCACCATCTACAACCACGCCTTCACCTGCGTGGAGATCGTGCCCGACTTCAAGACCTGCATCACCAAGTTCATCGTGCACAAGGACCGCTTCGGCTTCGGCCAGGGCAAGGAGATCGAGATGGAGTACGTAGATGGCCGTTACCAGCCTGTGGGCGGGGGGAGCATCTAATGCACAAAAATGGGGACGAAGTGCCGGTGTTTGGTTGGGCGCGATGCCACTCCAGCTTGAGCCCTGAGGAGGAGCCAACCTTCGAGTGGTTTGCCGGACGTACTATGCAGGTAATTGATGTGAACGGATCTGGCAGGGTGCTCCGAGATACGATTACTGGCAAAGTGTACGACGTTCACTGCCTGCAAACGAGGTCGCCCTCCGACGCTTTTTCGCACCCCCATTCCACAGCCTCCTCTGTGAACGCAATCATTGCCCAGATTCTTCGGCATCCGGTTACGGCAGGGAATCAGAAGTACATCAATGAGGTCCAGAATTTCGGGCGGATCTACGGATATGTAACTCGAGCGCACCTGGACGCCCTTGAGCGCCTGCTGGAGCAGGTCCGACAGAGAATTCCGTACGCTGACGGGGAGGCCAGCTAATGGGTAAGTCACAACGCGACAAAGGCAAGCGAGGCGAATACGCGCTCCGTGACGCGCTTAGGCTGCAGGGCTGGACGGCGGACCGAGTGCCGTCGAGCGGTGCGGCCCAGGGTTTCAAGGGCGACGTGGCGGCGACGCACCCGAAGTACGGCCGCAAGCTCTTTGAGCTGAAGTGCCGCAAGGACACGTTCAAGAACATCTACGCGCTCTACGATGCCCACTGCCGCAAGGCGCAGGACGACCTGCTCGCAATTGCGGTGCCGGGGGCGGAGGCTCTCTGCCTGTCGGTCTCGAGCAGCCTTGAGGCAGTGATGGACGGGGCAGACGTGCACGTGCTGGTCACGAACCATCCGCTCTACGCGGACTACAAGCGGACGTTCAAGAAGATCGAGAATCTCGAGAAGCTCCTGGGCGAGTGCGAGATCTTGGTCATCAAGGATGACCGCAAGCCCTTCCTCTACCTGAGGTGGCTGTGAAGATCTGCTGTCCGTTCCACCAGGAGGACACCCCCTCCTGCCACGTGTACCACGACGGGTACCACTGCTTCGGCTGTGGGGCGCACGGGCCGCTATCGGACCTGAAGGGCAGGGTGGACGTGAAGGCCCCGCCCAAGCACACGGAGCCAGAGGACCTGGGCCCGTGGCGGCAGTACCTGGCCAAGCTCCCGCTGCGGCAGGTGAGGGGGCTTTCGCTACCCTGTGACAATCGCAGCTACTTCATCGTATGGCCGGGCACCCAGTTCTTCAAGCGGCGCTTCTTCGAGCCCGGTAAGGGCCCCAAGTACGTCGGTCCCCGGGGCCACCAGCCACCCCTGTTCTGGGTACGGCGGGAGGGAGCCATCTTGGTCATCGTGGAGGGCGAGCTGAATGCGCTCAGCGTGGCGGCCGCGTTGCCTGAGGCCGCAGTCTGCTCCCCGGGTTCAGCAAGCAACTTCTCGCCTGCTTTCTTACGAAAAGAGTTGTGTAATACAGTGTATTACACTAAAATATGTATTATCGCTGACGCGGACAACCCTGGGGCGGAGGCGGTGATGAACGCAAAGGGATTCTTCAACGCCTTCGGGAGGGACGTGCAGTGGAAGCTCATGTCGCCCGATGCCAACGACGTACTGGTGGAACTTGGCGCCGAAACACTCCGAGAACAGCTCAAAGATGTACTGGCAACGGCGCTGGAAGCGCGGTCTGGCGAGGGGCAGGTGCCCGCTTGAAGGCTGCGATATCAGCAGGAATACCTGCCAGCACGCGGACTGGTACCTGTCCTACGGGCCTCAGCACTTCGCGCCGGAGCTTCCGGTCATGCTGAGCGACGACATTGAGTCCTACGGGGCGCCGGAGCGCGAGGCGACCTCAGAAGTCTGGGACCTATTCAAGAAGCTGCGCCGGTACGGCCTCGAGCGGGACCAAATCAGCATCCTGCTCCGCCGCTTCGTACTCGACATGACCATGCGGCAAATCTGCGCGGAGATGGGTTGGACGTCGATGCAGACGCTCTACCGCCGCTACCGCAAGGCTTTAGCCACGCTTAAAAAGAGGGGGTTCAGTAAATGAGCACGGGTCCACGCGTCCTTATCTATGACATCGAGACCGCGCCGATCATGTCCTACGTCTGGGGCCTGTTCGACCAGAACGTCGGCCTGAACCAGATTCACAAGGACTGGCACCTGCTCAGCTGGAGCGCCAAGTGGCTTGGCGACCCTGCCAACAAGGTCATGTACATGGACCAGCGCGGGGCCAAGAACATTGAGGACGACCGCAAGCTCCTCGAAGGCATCTGGAAGCTGCTCGACGAGGCCGACGCAGTCATCACTCAGAACGGCAAGGAGTTCGACCACAAGAAGCTGCAGGCGCGCTTCGTGATCAACGGCATGCAGCCGCCCTCGAGCTACCAGCACATCGACACGCTGAAGCTCGCGCGCAAGCACTTCGGCTTCACGAGCAACAAGCTCGAGTACATGACGGAGAAGCTCTGCAAGAAGTACAAGAAGCTCAAGAGCAAGTCCTACCCGGGCTTTGAGCTGTGGCGCGCATGCCTCGCGGGCGACCTCGACGCCTGGAAGGAGATGGAGCGCTACAACAAGCACGACGTGCTCGCGCTCGAGGAGCTGTATTACCGCCTGATCCCCTGGGACAACACGGTCAACTTCAACCTCTACGGCGAAGAGGGGATGCTCACGGTCTGCACCTGCGGCCCGGCTGCGACCTTCAAGCGCCAAGGCTTCGCCTACACCACGACGGGCAAATTCCAGCGCTACAAGTGCACGCGCTGCGGTTCCGAGACCCGCGGCCGCACGAACCTGCTCAGCAAGGAGCAGATTGCCAGTCTGCGCGTGGGGACCAAGCGATGATGACCACAATTCTAGCGGTGCTGGGGACTGCCCTCGCCGCAATCTGGGCCCTGTTCACCAAGAACCGGCAGCTTGCGCAAACCCTGGCCCGCAAAGAGAGCGAGGAGGGACTGAAGGATGCCAAGCGCAACTTGGACAATGCTGCAGCGGACGCTGATCGCGCTGTTGCTGATTATCACGTTGCTAGGGACGAGTACCTGCAGAGCCGCGGACTGCGACAAGGTGATCGAGACGTGCGACCGGGCCCTGGCGGCGAAGGACAAGCAGATTAGGCTCTGCGACCTGGCTCTCGCCCAGTCGATCGAGCGCGGCGGACAGCTCACCTTCGAGCTGCGTCAGAAGGATGAGCAACTTTCGGCCTGGTATCGCAACCCGTTCACCATGGCCACAATCGGCGTACTGCTGGGGATCGTCGCCACCGGCATCGCCTTGAAATGAGGTAGTATGAAGTTCGCGATTTACGGATGTGCCTTGATGGCTCTGGTGCTCACGGGCATCTCGTGCGGCGTGCCGCTCAGCGAGGGCGCCCTGTACCAGAAAGTGCGCTCCCAGACCCTGATGCTCCTGAACCCCGACAACCACGGCTCCGGCGGGACGGGCTTCGTGGTCGTAACCCCCACGGGTAACCGCTTCACGCTCACCAACGCTCACGTCTGTCGCGTGACCAAGCGCAGCTGGCTCGACGCCAAGCGGGGCGACGCCTTCATGCGCCTGCACGTGGTCATGATCGCCGACGGCATCGACCTGTGCCTGCTCGACGCGTGGCCGGGGCTCGAGGGCTTGCCGGTGGCGCAGAATAGCAAGATGTTGGAGATGGTGTTCATCGTAGGGCACCCTCTCCTGCGTCCTGCTCTCATGAGCCGCGGCTACTACATCGACCGGGGAGAGGTGGAGATCTACGACAACGGCTACACCGAGGCCGAGTGCACGGGGCCCGGGAAGGCGTGGAAGAACATCATCACGCTGTTCGGCCCGGTGGGCCTCTGCGCATTCACCTACGACGCGGGCATGACGGATGCGACGATCCGCCCTGGAAACAGCGGCAGCCCAGTCACGAACGCGAATGGCGAGGTCGTGGGCGTCGTCTTCGCGGGCGACGGCGTAGTCGGCATCTTCGTGCCGCTCGACCTGCTGCAGAAGTTCCTGGCGGGCTTCTAGCCCTTCAAGATCGCGACTACAAAGGCAGCAACGGCAAGGAGGCCGCTGCTCCCCATCACTAGAACGTAGAGCCTCTGGCGGAACTGAAGGTCCGACTCCAGGGGCTTTACTCTTTCCTCCAGCATGGTGGAGCGTTTGTGGTGCTCCACGAGAACGTGATTGTGGACAGCGCCCTGGCGCACCAGCTCCATTGTTAGGGACTTAATCTCTTTTACTTCGGTGAGGACGGCTTCCATACGGTCCATGAGTCACTTTTTCTTTTTGTCTTTCTTAGGTGCGTCGTTGTCGAGTGATTCTGCGATGGCGAGACGGGCCGCGAGGGGAGTGGCGCCGCTGATAGCTTTGCCGCCGGAGCTAAGCGCCTTGGCGAGGCTGGACTGGGCGAGTGGGGACCGCGCGATGTGCGTGAGGGCCGCGCCTTTGGCGGCGCCTTCGTGCCCACCCAGTGCGTAGCCAATGCCTGCACCGGCGGCATCCGGGAGCAGGCGAACCATGTTCTGGCTGATGCTGGGCTTCGCGTCCATGGAACCCTTTGCACGCAGCAGCGCCGAGAGCTTTGAGTTGGCCTCTTCGACGATGTTCGGATCCGTCGGGAAGGTTTCGCCGTACGCGTCCTTCAGGGCCTGGCTGTAGCCGGCCTGCTCGGTCTGGGCTGCCTTGCTGCTCAGGCGCTCTAAAGGCTCGCTCTTGTTGTAGCCCTTGCTGCCTGCGATGCGGCTATACTCCAGCGCCTCTTGGGGTGCCACCTTGCCGCGGAAGCCAACGTCCACCGCGCGGTCGCTCAGCATCTTGTGCTCGGCAGCCACTGCAGCAGGCACGTCCCCGGAAGAGGTCTGGAACTTGCCCGCCATCTCGTCCAGGCGATCGGCAATAGGCATGCTGTCGATCTCGGCGCCGGCCTTCTGGAGCTGTTCCACACCCGTGTTCAGCTGCTGGCCTCGCGAGTCGATCTGCTTCCCGACTTGCTTCTGCATGCCTCGCTTGGTGCCCCAAACGCCCTCATCTAGGAGCGTGTCGCCCACGCCTGCGGTATACTTCTTCAGGCCGACGGCCTTCTGCGCCAGGTAGTCCGGCACTTTGGACAGGCCCGTAGCCTTGCCGAGCCAGGAGGCGAGCTTCTCGGCGCCGCGCATGGGTGCAGCGGAGGCGACAGCCGCAAGTGCGTCGTCCGCATCGCTTTGTTTGATCAAGTTGCCTTCGCGGGCCTGCTTTTTCCAATCAGCAACGCTCTCGGAGGGTGCCGCCGGACTTTCGGCGACAGGGGCTGGGTCAGCGGTCGAACCTCCAGCACGAGCTTGCAGCTCCTGCAGGCGTTTCAACTTCCGCAGACGCTCCAGTTCAGCGCGAGGGTCCGACATTATTGTCCCAGCTCTTTCTTAAGGGCGTCTAGCTCAGCCTGCTCCTCAGGAGACAGGCCGCTGGAGGGTTTCTCGGCGGGGGGTTTGCCGAGTAGGTCGCTCAGACCCTTGATGCCTCGACGGCCACTGTAGCGTTGGATAGCGCGCGGATCGGTGCCACCTTCGATGTTGTGCACGGACTCCTCAGCAGCTTCACGCATCATTTGCATGCCACGCTTGACCATGTCAGGAGTGCCTCCGGCCTGCATGCCCTTCTCGGCCATCTGGCGGCCAGCTTCGTGCTTGGACTGGGCTGCGCCGGCGAACTTGCGCACGTCGATGTTCATCAGGCGAGATAGTTCTTGGTACTCGTCTCCTGCGCCCTCCCATTCCTTCCAACCCATAGCCTTGCCGATAGCACCCTTCATGTTCGCTGCGGGACCTTGCAGTAGGGAGGGGAGCATGTTGAGCGCAGGGGTGACCGACTTACCGCCTTGCCACGCCTTCTCCGCGCCCTTCAAGGCAGGGGCAATTTGGTTGATGCCCGCCTTATCGATGTCATCCGCCAGCGCGCCGGTGCGCCGCTCGATGCGGTCGTCGATGCCGAACATGCGAGCTGAGTAATCAGGTGTGCCGCCGATAGATACTCCGCCGGTGCCCGAAGCGGACACGGGGCGGTTGCCATAACGCTGCGCAAGCTCTTCCGCCATCTTCCGGCTGCGATCTGACTCGCGGGCGCCTTGCGCCTCGACTTCAGCCAGCTTCGCCAGCTCGTGAGCCTGTTGCGCCTTAGCCTGCTCAGCTTTGGCCTTCAGCTCGTCTGCCTGAATGGCGCTTTGGCCGCCAATCTGCATGCCCTGTTGCATGCCTTTCAGAAGGGCTTCGAGTTTTCCAGGATTTGGTCTGTAGTCTGCCATAATCAGCTCGGGGTTCCCATGCCAGCGGTCGCCGGGAGCGCGACCTGTGCCTGGCCTTCAGTTAGTCGTTTCTTCTGCTGCGGGTCCATGAAGCTCGTGCCCGCGTTCTTGCCCATCGTGGCGCCCAGGCCGCCGCCATAGCCGCCAATGAAGCTGCCGATGCCGCCGGCAAGCGCGTTCTCGAACAGGCTGCCCTGCTTGGTCTGCTGCTGTTGTTCAAACGCCGAGTTGGCCGCGTCTTGTGCCATCTGCTGCTGCCGCTGGTCGGCGCCGATGATATCCATCTGCTGGCCGTGGGCCTGGTTCTGCGCGCCTAGCTGCCGGTTGTACTGGTTAGCGATTGCGTCCTGTCCCAGTTGTCCCATGCCACGCATGTGCGTCTGGGTCTGCCCGAGGAGCTGACTGTTGAGGTTCGCTCGTTGGGTCAGCATCTCCTTCGCCGTGTTCACGCGATCGGCGACGATCTTGCGTTGCGCGTTCGCGAGCTGCTCGTACTTATTGCCTTGGAGGCCAGAGAACGCCTGCATGGCCGCACCTGAAGGGGCCGCCCCCAGGCCGCGATCGGCGAGCGCTTGCGCGAGCGATGCTTCTTGCCCGCCGAACATACGTGCTAGATCGTCTTTCGCTTGCCCATAAGCCTGGAAGTCGTCGTCGGTGAGCTTCCAGTAGTCGCCCTTGCCTGACAGTGCCTCGCGGTCCGCGTCAGCATTCGCGTAGTACTTGGACTCCTGATCTGCAGCGCGGTTATAGCTCTCGACACCTTTGTTGAAGAAGGGGTCATCCTTCTGCAACTTCTCGACGGCGTACTTCGTGGCCGTCGTCGGGTCCACGGCCATCAAGGTCTCGATCTCGTGCGCGCGGTCGTCGTAGGTGTTGCCTTGGGCGCCCGCCATGATGTTCTGGTGTTCGGCCAGGATATCGGCGGCCGACTTGCCTTCGTTCTTCCACGTGTTGATCAGCGACTCGCCGAACTTGTCACGCAGCAGGCTTCCGTCCTTCAGGCGCGTGTTGTCGAACAGCGCATTACCCTTCAGGCTCGGGTCACCCTGGATTTGGCCGAAGATGTCGGCCACCGACTTGCCCCAGTCGTAAGACTTCTGGTCCTTGACGTACTTGTCGTTTTTGAGCGAGGCCAGGGCATCAGCTAGACTCGACTGCCCGCTGCTGTAAGCTGACAGCGCTTGCTGCACGGCAGGGCTGCTACCAATTGAGGCCCGGAGCTTCTGCTGCTTGAGCAGGTCGCTCTCTGAGATCTGGTTCTGGGCGGCTTGGCCCTCTTTTTTGCCAAAAATAAAGTCCATTAGTGCTCCAGTGAGGCGATTTCATGAAGCGCCTTGGGGACGCTTGCGTAAACGTAGGTGCATGGCACGGGATCCGAGGCCATTCCGATCTTGAGGGCATTGACGGCGGAGGCGTCATGGCTCGCGCCTTCGCGGATTGCGCCGAAGACATAAGTCGCGCCCTGCCGGGCAGCTTCCTGCATCACGCGCTTGCCGAGCGCTGCTCCAACGCCCTTACCGCGCCAATCCGGGTGCACGCAGAAGCAGGCGATGTAGCCCGTAGTGTTCTTGGCCATGAGGCCGCACCAGATGAAGCCGGCGAGCGAGCCATCGGTGCCCCGGGCGACAAGCGCAATATCTCGCTTATTCAGGTGCTCAGGGCCGATGGGGTGTCCGCTGTGCTCTTTCAGGAGTTGCTGGATGGCGGCCAGGTCAGAGCTGATTGCACGCCTGATAATCATCCGTTCCACCCCGAGATTGGTAGCGTGAAGCGGTAGGCCAGGGTCTCTGAGGCGCCGATATCCGCGCCTGTAACGTAGGTCGTCTGCCCGTCCTCCACGAAATTGACAGTGCTGGTACTCGCGTCATAAACCACACCGTGCACTTGGTAAAATCCGACGTCTGTCCAGCCGAACCCGATCGCGTTTCGATAACCACCGCTGGTTGGGAGCTTCGCCGTATCCACGCTGTAGCTATTGGGAAGGGTGACCGAGACTGCGCTCGCGCCGGAACCTGGAGTAGCGTCCTTAAGGAAGTAGCCATAGACCTCGATAGAATCACCTACGCGGCGCCAGAAGGCGGCGTTAGCTGACGTGCTTCCCGCGCCCAAGTTGCCTACGGTGGGAGTATAGGAGGTCCATTTCTGGGGGTAAGTGAAATCTACTAACTGCCAGTTGGAGCCGTCCGAGACGATCGTGATCTCCTCGTACTGGGTGTTTAGCGTACGGGAAGTTGAAACGCCGTCGATGGTCTGTGTGCCGCTCGGGTCTACGGTGACCGCGTTACTGCTGGAGTCGGTCTTCTTGATGCGAAAGACTTTGCCGGAGTTGCCCGAGGCTGTGGGAAGGTCGACTTCAACGGCGCCTCCGCTGGCTGAAACCAGCACAACGTCGGTACTGGTCGAAAGTGCATAGGGAGTGTTCGCTACCGTGATGCTCGCAACCGAGAGGTTCGCGGCTGCAGACGCCCAGCTTACTGCGCTACCGTTTGTAGTCAGATATAAGCCCGCGTTCCCGGTCTGTGAAGGCACAAGCGCATTGATGGCTGCGCTCGCCGTCGTCTGCCCCGTACCTCCGTTCGCGACAGGTAGCGTGCCGCTGACGTCACTCGCAAGGGCCACGTTTCCGGCGGAGAACGTGCCAGAAGACACTTTGACCACGCCACTCGACGCGCTCATGTTCTGGCCTGTGCCCCCGCGGGAGGCTGCAAGCTGCGCTTCGCTAGTCAGAACGCCAGAGCCGTCATTCACGACGACGTGGGAGGCTGTACCAGACGCGATCTTCGTGCGAGCGATTGCCGCAGAGGCCGATAGATTGGCATTGTCGAGGCCGCCGTTCAGTACGTTGTAGATTGCCGTGAAGTTAGCGTTCACAGTGGCGGAGCGGATCTTCGTGTACGCCGTAAAGGAAGTAAGTGAAGGTAAGCTCATAAGTCCTAGGTTGGGTTATTGACCCGTGATCAGGTCGGAGAAGTTAGCGGAGGCTTGGTTAGGCACGGTGACCGTGTATTCCTGGCGGCGGAATTCGGTGCCTCCTGTAGGGTATTCGATGACTATAGTGAGCGTCTTGGAGACTGTAGCTGTCTCGACGAGGGTGAGCGCCCAGTCGCCGCTCGAGTCGGTAGTCGTGGAGACCTGGTAGGCGGCGATAAGCGTGCCATCGGCGTGCGTGAAGGGCCGCGTGGGGTACGCCTTGACGGTCACGTCTTCTAGGGCCTGGTTGTCGGGGGTCTTGATGTTCCCCGAGATGGTGCAGCTGGTGATAGCCATTACTTGCGCACGCCTCCGACGCTATAAATGATGGTGAAGCCCGCGATGGTGACCGGGGCGTTTAGGTCCGAGTTCGAGAACTTGAGCTTGATGCAGTCGCCCTCGGTGCCCCGCTGCCCCTGCAGGTTGAAGACGAGGGGGCTGTAGGACGCGACCGCGCTGTCCCAGTAGGCGGCGTCGTAGGAGGACAGGTCGTAGAGGCTCGAGGAGATGGCCTGCGAGACGGGGAGGCTCATGCTCGAGGAGTCCTCCGTGCCACCCTGGTACTTCATCCACCAGTCGAGCCGCAGGTCGCCGTCCGAGCTGTCGGCCACCCAGGCGATGACCTTGTGGATCCGCTTGGTGACGCCCTTGGCGCCGAGATCGGCGTACTTGGATTCGTAGGCAAAATCGACGCCCGCGTCGCTGTCGTTGAAGCTGTTGAAGAGCTTGTAGCAGTAGCCCGCGTCGTCGCCGGCCAGGAACACTTCCTCGCCGCTCACCTTCATAGTGCTGCCTGCGTAGAGGGCAAACGGCAGGGAGTCTTGCAGGAAGACGCCGTCCATTTCGCGCTCGCCGATGCCGCCCGACTCTTTGCCGAGCGTAAGCTTCAGGTCGAGCTTCAGGCAGAACTTGTTGTCACCGTGCACGAGGTGCGAGAGCACCCAGACGATAGTCTGCGTGCGGCGGTTGAAGGCGCCCCATGCGTAGTCAATCTTCGACTTGTCGATGTCCCCATCAGTCTCGA